CCGTCACAGCGCCGTCGGAAGGGTTCACCACCGAGCATCCGGTGATCGAGTACGACGTATCCGGTTCCGCCACGGGCAGCGTGATCGAGCCTGTGCAAGTGTTGCCGACGGCGCCAGCCGTGATCGCGCAGCCCGCCCCGCTGGCCATCTGCATACCGACATTGTTGACGAGATTTTTAGTGATCTGCAACGCTGGAACGGCTACAGAGAATCCTCCTGGCGGATTAGAGGTCGGTGGAGAGAATGTAAGCGTACTGGTCGGATTGGACGAATTGGACATTACGTTCTGAATTGTCCAGAAGGTATCCTGTGCCGAGATTCCATCCCAATAGCTTCCATGAATGTTGAAGATGTCGCTATCGACAAGAGGGGATGCCGAGGTTGCGGGGGTTGACAACATCACAAGGGAAGAGCCGTAATTTATATTCAAAATCCCATTAAAGGTATTCGCCGTCCCAGTAAACGTATTGCTTGCGTTCAGCAGCGGTATATTCGCCGCCGCAATCGACGTCCCCCATCCGCTTCCCGTCGACACCGCGACGCCCGCGCCCGGATAGACCATCGAACCCCCGCAGCCGCTGGCCACGGTGCAGATCGGCGACCCGCCGATGGTAAAGTTCGCCGTCGAACCGTATCCCGTAAATCTGCCCGTCGTATTCGCTCCCGGCGGTGAAGTCCCGTCCCCCGCCAGCCCCGTATCCTGAAATTGAACCACCGCATTGTTGTTTGTGTTTCCATTGGGCGCGCTCCCGATCTTGCCCTGCGTCGCGCCTCCGGACGTGCGGTAGATGTTCAGGCTCTGCGCTCCGGGCACGCCCGCGCACGCAATTGAGTTGTAGTTCGTCGCGCTCAGCGTGGCATTGCCGGTCGCCGTCGTACCCGTCCCCGCCGTCGACTCGCCGTTGGCAGTCACTGCGGTGCAGGCATACGTGTAGGTCGTCGAGCCGCTGGTCCCGCCGTTGAAGACCGTGAAGTTGGCGGGCGCGGGCGCTCCGGCCACGATGTTGGCCGAATCCAGCGTCTTCATGCCCAGCGTGCCGCTCGAATCGCCGGGCGTTCCAGTGCCAAGCACCGCCGTCGTGTTCGACTGCCCCACTGCGGTGAAGTAGAAGGTGTAGGGTGCCGCCGTTCCGGGCAGCACGAAGCCGTGGCTCACTTGCCCGCTTACACCGATGGCTGACTGCGCCCCCATGTAGGTGCCGCTCAAAAGGCCGGAGTTCGCGACGTAGAAGTAGTTGTTCGCGGGACTGAAATCGAAGTAGTTAGACCCGCTGGTCCCGGTAAGCTGAAAGACAGTCCAATCATAGTTGTTGGAGCTGCACCCTCCCGGATCGCATCCGATCGTGAAAAGCGTCTTCCCGTTCGCCGGCGCGTATCTCAGGTTGAACAGGTTGTCATATATGTCCGTGCTGTTGAAGTATTTGTGGGGCACAAAGGTTCCGCCGTAGCCCTGATACTGGGCGGGGAGGTCTAAATCCTGAACATAGTTCAATGTCTGTCCGCTGTAGGCGGCTCCGCTCACCTCCAGCAGGGACGGGGCCATTGATCCGCCGCCTTGAATATCAGGGGTGAATCCGCTCAAAATCGTCCGCTGCGCCGTGAGCGACTGCGAGTAGAAATTAGGCTGCACCACGCTGTCATTGGCCGCCCACGAACAATGGTTCGGCTCCAGGTAAAGCTCTCCCGTCTGCGCGGTCTGCGATGTGCTGCTCAACAGTACGCCCGGATCTCCGACCGTCTCAGCTCCGCAATAGGCGAAGTAGTTGTTCAGCCCGGCCACGCTGATCGTGCCGCCGCTGCCGGTTTCATTCGCTCCGGTCTGGTTCCACGTCATCGTGCTGGGGGTCACCACCGTTCCCGTCACGGTCCCGTTCAGGTCCGAAGGCGTCGCGCCCGATACGGTGATCGCCGCCGCCGAAGGAGCGACGTAGCCGTTGTAAGCAAACGCCGTATTGCCGCCCGGGTTCGTGATGCTGACGACGTTCGAGTTGCGCGTGATTGTGCCGCGAATCGTCTCGGTCGGCAGCGACGGCACGCGGATTTGCAGCTTTCCGTCCTGCCCGGACTTGTACACCACAACATAGTCGAAGGTGGTCGCGGTCGGCGAGCCGACGATCGCGTAACTGGTCACGGCAGTGATCGGCGCGGCCAGCGGCGTGCTGCTGCCGTTGCCCATCACGACGTAGTCGCCGCAAAGCCCTCCCTGCTCGATCGCGGTTCCGGCAGGATGGACCAGCGTGAATCCGGCAGTAATCGTGCCGGACGCGGTGGCCGTGATCCTGATCTGCTCCGGGTTTTTCCAGTCGGCGACGCACGCAGGCCCGGCCGTAAACGCGCCCACAAGCCCGGTGATGGCGCATGTCGAAACGGTCGGATTGTTCCGCGCCGTATAGGTGCCGCAACTCGCCGTGGTCACGGCATAGCCCGTATTGACCGCATGGGTGTCGCTGGTGGTCGCGGTGTTGGGCAGGTTGGCCGATCCAACCGTCTGCGATACGATCAACCCCGACGTTTCAGGACTTTGCGTGTCCATCAGTATATGGCCGTCGGCCTGGTGCCCGGCACTTGCCGTGAAGTTGACCGTGATGTCGGTCGTTCCCGTTCCTCCGGTCGTCACCACCCCGCTCGGCGGGGTGTCCTCCACCATGCCGATGTAGACGCCCTCGTCGCCCTCATCGGAGCCTTGGATCGTGCCGCCCCGGTAGTACATATACTGTTCCTGGAGCGCCTTGTCACCGACGCTGTAGGCATAGAACCTGCCGCCGTGAAGCTGCCCGATGCCGCGACCGAACATGCCGTAGATGCTGTCTTCTGCCTCGCTGACGGGGATCGATCCCTGCCCGTATCTTCCGAAGCTCGAATAGGTGCTGTAGGTCGGGCGGCAGTTCATATTGCTTTGCAGTTGCTGTAACTGGTCCTTCCAGAAGCAGACATTGGGGTTCGCGTCGCGCTCTACCACGCCGCTCTGGTTCAGTCCCGCGTTCCAGAAGTAGTTGCTGAAAGCACCGTATTTCGAGTCGGTCGCATGGGTATACTCGGATGCGCTATTCAACAAACTCCAGATATTCTCGGTGTCGGTCGAAGTCTGCGGACGGTTGAGAAGGCAGCCCACTACGGTGCAATCGCTGCTGGCGAGCGCGTTGCTGACGCCGTTTCCGCCGCTGCCGGTGGCGTAGAGGTCACTGTTTATCTGCCCTTGCATCATGGGGGCGACGCCGTTTTGGCCTATCGCCGCCCCCTGCGCCGTCGCCTGAGTTCCGGCACTTGGCTGAAGGAACATGCGAAACTGCGGGGAGGCGATCACAGTTCCCTCGCCGCTGCTGGACACCTTCACCCACCCAGCCGCCGCGCACACGAAATTGTCGCCACTGGCGGTGTTGGTGTACGGCTGTCCGTAGTTGGCGGGCGCGCATGCCCATGTCGGAGGCGCGGGATCGACGACTCCGGTGACTGCCGGCCAGCGCACCTGCGAGGCCGGGTTCACCTGGTTCTGCCCGACGCAAGGCGCGGTTACGGCTACGATAAAGCACAGCAGCGCTAAAATTTTCTTCATTTACCATTCCTTTTGTGTCGCTAGATTCATTGCGTCTTTCCACTGAGCATTGCTCCGCCGCTAAAGATCACCGTCGTTGACGGGTTCTCGGCAGCCCCAATGCTCGGCGGGTCTGGCCGGGCTACACCGAAGATGTCGGTTGCTGGAATGCCCGTATACCCGGTTCCCGCCCCCAGCAGCGGGCTTCCTGTGCTCGGCACAATGTTGTAGTTGTCCAACTGCGATTCGGCAGAGATAGGAGAAGCGGGTTGGCCGGTGAACGCCGGGTTCGTCGTGCAGGTCTCGCCTGCGTTCAGCGTACTCGGGCAAGCCCCCGTCCGCAGGTTGTAGAAATTGTTGTGGTCGCGTACGCTCCATCCCGTCAATGGAGGCATATTTGCAGAACTCGCATTGTTGAGATAAAACAATGCAGGCAACTGTCCGCCGCCTACCGTCCACAACGGATCTGAGTAGCCAAGCACAGTATCGTCCTGAAACGCCGCAGTCGCGTGGTTGCAATAGTCATAGTTGCCATCGCACATCAGGTCGAACGGTGTGGAGTTGTACCCTACATAAGTGTTGGACTGGAAGTAGTACGCTCCGATATCTGTCATCGACATTGGGATGCCGTCCGCTTCAGCTCGGCACGGCGTCACGCCGGGTACAATCGCGCTCGCAGGCATGTCTCCGATAACGTACAAGACGCGATTGCAGTTGACCTCTGCGAAATCGTTTCGCATCGTCACATTTGCCGCCGATCCGATCTTGTACGCCTGCCCGTCGTTCGCGATGCTCTGCGAATTGGTCACGGTCAAGGACTGCATTCCGGAGTGGAGCAGATCCAACCCATCCTGAAAATTAAAGAACCATATATCGTGGTCGAAGTCCCAATCGCCCGTCGTCGCGGCAGTTCCAAGACCATCCGGGCTGATGTTGGCCGTCGATTGGTCACGGCACTCAATGAAAGGATAGGCCAGGGTAATCGGGTATTGCTCGACGCATCCGCCAAACTGCGTCAGCGAATTGGTCATCGTAAAACCGCCCGCGACCGACATATTTCCGGAGTTCCAGGTGTCGTCATCCATGTCGATGACGCCGCCGCCCGACGGCAATCCGCTGAGCGTGATATGGTCCGCCACAATGTCTTTCCCCGTAGCTCCGTAAATGCCGCCGTTGCTCAGTCCATGGATATAAAGATCGGTATAGTTGACGTTTGATGTCAGCGCGCTTTGCACAATTCCGTTCGCCGCATAGCTCATCGAAGAATGGCAGGTATTGGTAAAAAAGCTGTTCCCCCCGCAGGCCGCCCGATCCGTAACTTCAAAACAAGCGATATCGACATACTGCGAATCCTTTACATTGAAGACAAAGCTCGCGCCCCAGGTCCCGTCCAGCAGGGTCTTCGCGGAATCGGAGTGGCAGCTCGCATAGTTCTCCCCGAGAATGCGCGTGTGCTGTGCCGCAGTTCCGGACGGCACTGTCGGCATATAGCATTCGCCTTCATTGCCCACGCAGTTGACCGGCGTAGCGTACGGCGTCGATGCTGGGGCGTAGGCTCCCGTATCGTATCCGTTCGGGTTCTGCCGCACAATGACTGTGTCTCCTCCCGAGATCATCCATTGATGTTGCAGGTACGTGGTTTCGTCTGACCACAAATAGCGAATGTTTCCCAATGCGCAAGCCTGATCCTTTGGATAAACCGCTCCCTGCGTCCAGACAACGGTTCCATCGGTCGTCGTCGTTCCCCACGTAGGTTGATAGGTTGTGGTACCACTGGTGCCTGCAGTGGTCACGGTCTGATAGTAAAGACTGTTCGTCGGAGTGATGGTAGCGCCAAGAGCGTACGCAGTCGCCGGACGCCACTCCGCAGATACCGTACCAGGATAAGGCGCATCGGAAAGCCCAGTGCATTGCCCATTCGTACTGGTTGCCGTATACGGAGTTCCGCCGTCAGGGCGCACATACCATGTCTGATTACTCGTGCCCCCGTTCACGACATTTAGCGTGACGGTCGTGCCTGGGGCAACCCACCCTGCGTCGGTTGAGTTGCCGAAGACCGCATCGCCTGCGCGACCGCATGTGATAGTCACCGACCCGACGCCTACCGCCGTCACCATTCCATACTGCGTCACCGTGGCCTTGGTTGGGTCAGACGAGCTATAGTTGCAACTCTTGGAAAACTGCGAGCCGGTTCCGGTCGTAGCGTTGTTGACGAGAATTGCCGACCCAACCGTTACTGTGGAACCGACGACCACATTCAAAGAGGGCGCTGGCGGCGATATCATCCACTTGAAGATGTAGTTATTTAGATCGGGAGTGGGAAACTGATACCACGTATCTCCGGGGTGCTGGCCGAAGATATAGGTCGTCGCCTTCAGCGAGCCTGCCTGTGTAACCACCACGCCGCTGGTCGACGCTCCGGCTCCGGGGTCGCTCACCTGTGTCGCTACCCCGCCGCTGGATACTGTCAAGGAGGTAAAGCGCGACGAAGTAAAGGTCGCGCCGCCCGCGTTGGCGCAGTTGTCCGTTGAATTATCGGAGTAGGTACACGTCGGCGTGATCGTTATCGTGCTTCCAGTTTGCAACGAAGCCCCCGTAGGCGAAACAGTCAGGCTTACGAGTGTCTGCGCGTACAGCAAACAGTGGGGGAAAAGAATAAGAGCGAGAAGTAGTTTCTTCATTGTTTGAGTGCCGCCGCTAATACCACCCACTGCACTGAGGGCGTAAGTCCAGCCGTCGCCGCATAGCTTCCGGTCGTGCCCGCAATGGCATATTCCGCAGCAAAATAAACGCCAGTGCCGGCCTGGACAAGAGTGAAGGTCGGCGGCGAACCAGGCGTAATTCCTGTCGCGGACGTGCCGACGATAAATCCGACCAGCATCTCATTCGCATTGGCGGTCGTCATGTTTCCGCTGCTGGCCGCCGTGCCGCTGCCGGCTGCGATCGCCGAAGTGTCAATGGGAGACGATGTATTCGCTCCCGAAAACACCATCACCTGAAAGCGGGTAAAGTTGACAGATCCGGCAAAATGGGCTGTCAGTGTGTGGGTACCGGCAGAGGCATTGGCAACATACCAAAGATTGGCGACTGCGCTGCCCGCATCCCATGTTTGATTTGTCCCGATCTGGCTGACAGTTCCGCCTGCGGAGTCGGTCCCAGATATAGCCGCGCCGCTACCGTTCGCCATGAACAGAATGACGCTACCGGCAGGAACCCCTGTGACAGTACAAGAATCGCTGGTTACGCCGCTTCCGCCCGAGTCGCAGGTCGTGACGTAGGCGATGCCGGTTGCCGGAGCTGCGGCTAGCGCGCCAGTGTGCATCGGCACGGTGAACTGCGCAAAAGCTCCCTCCTGCCCATAGAGCAGCATCAGCGACAGAACTGCGAGAATCCGAATCATCGTGCCCCCACATTGAACGTCACCGAGGCAGACGGCGTGATTGAGCCTGCCGTTTGGTTGCACACCTTGTAGTTCAGCGTGTTCGCAGTAGGCCATGCCACAATCGCCAGGCCTCCCGTAGATCCCCAGCCCGTCACGCCCGAGACGTCCGCATTCGGAGTGAAGATGAACACCGAGGTGGTCATGACGCCCGTCATGGTCGCCGTCGTCGCGCTGGTGCAGGCGCCAGCCGCGATAGCCGTCGTTCCCACCGTGGTTGTCGTGTTGGCAATGCCGCTCGTCGTAACCGTGCAGGTGCTGCCGAGGGTGCAGGTCACGCCGTTTACGGTTGTGGAAGGATTGGCGAGGTTTGCGTTTGGCAGCGCACCGGTTACGTCTGCCGTCAATGATACCAGTGAAGATGTGATGGCCGATTCGTTTACTCCGTCCACCGTGCCTGGCGCGGCGGCATGAAGTATCCCAGCTACCGCCGTTGCCGGTAGTTTGTAGAGATAGGCCGTACCGCCTGTTGCAGGTCCGGCGAAACCAGCCGAGTTAGCTGCCAGCGACGGTATGCTACCCGTACCAGCCACGAGGCTGAGTTTGCCTGGCGTTGTCCCTGATGTTCCGAAGCCTGGAGCGATAATAGGCTCAGTAGAGGTGACGACTCCTGTTGCGGTCGCACCATCGTCGATGTGCGAGTTGCCAATGGCGGTAGCCGAACTGGCGACCGGGATATATCCGGTCGTTAGTCCGGAAATTCCGCCGCTTCCAGGGCAAGTCAGTACGCCTGCGGTCGTCGTGCATGTGGTACCGTCCGGCTTCACTCCTCCAAGCACGGATGTGGTGGCCTGCGGCAGCGTGTAGGTATAATTCGGAATATTCAGCGTCGCTCCAGTGAGCGTGGATGATCCACTGGTTCCTGTCGTGGTCAAGGCTAGCGTTGCCTGTTTGGCATTCAGCTGCGTCTGAATCGAACTGGTAGCATCCAGATACCCCATCGTAGTCGGCGTCACGCCGTCTAGCGTCTTGTTGGTCAGCGCCTGCGTATCGGTCGTGCCCACAATTGTTCCTGTAGGAGCTGCAACCGTCGTGCCCCACGAGCTGCCAGAGACAACCACAGGAATGCCCGAACCGCTGGGATACACCGCCCCTCCGCCAATGGCGCTGATTACGCCAGAAGCACAGGCGATCGTGGTGCCATCGCATTTGACGCCTCCAAGCACGGATGTAGTGGCTTGCGGCAGTATGTAGGCGTTGGCCAGCACGAACGCGTCAGTGGCCAGCTTGGTTGTGTCGTCTCCGGTGGTCTGCGTGGTGGCGGTCGTACCGTTGGGCAACGCAGGAGTCCCAGAAAGATTGGTGGCGGTGCCGGTGGTGTTTTGATTCCACGTTGGCACGTCGCCGGTAAGGCCGCTGTATGGCGCTGAAGTGGCCGCGATGGTGCCTGAACCTGCGGCGGTTAGGCTGGCCCCGGTGCCAACCACCATGGCAGCTGCCGTATTAGTGGCACCAGTTATGGCGGAGAAAGCCGTAGCCGCCGTGGCGCTGGCGGTTATCGTTTGGTTCGGCCAGGAACCTGTGATGGTGATGTTCTCACCCTGCACCAGCGAAGGCGTGGAGGTGCCGGTTCCACCGTTCGCAATTGGCAGCAAACCTACGACCCCGGTAGTAAGAGGCAGTCCGGTGACGTTCGTGAGCGTACCAGAAGAAGGAGTTCCAAGCGCGGGCGCCACCAGTGTCTTATTGGACAGTGTCTGCGAATCGGTGGTACCGACCAAGGCTCCGCTCGGGGCGACCAGTGATGCGCCCCAGCCGGTTCCGCTCGATACGGCGACGCCGCTAGCCGGAAAGGTTATGGTTGGGAGATTGGCCAGCACGAACGCGGTGGAGGCTACTTGCGTGGTATTGGTGCCGAGCGGCGCGGTTGGCGCAGTTGGCGTGCCTGTGAACGAAGGAGAGGAAAGCGAGGCTTTGGCGTTCCAATTGACCTCGTCGGTGAGAAGCGGCAGATAGTGCGCACCGTCCACGTCAAGAGTAATTGCAGGAGTGGTTGAGGATGTAGCTGTTCCAGTAAAACCATTGGCAGAAACAACGGACAGTCCAGTGATGTAGCTGCCAGCAGCCTGCTTTCCGTTCAGTTGCGTCTGTACGGAGCTAGTGGCGTCCAAGAAGCTCATGGTGGTTGGCGATACGCCGTCCAAAGTTTTGTTCGTAAGCGCCTGCGTGCCAGTTGTGCCTACCAAGTCTCCTGACGGCGTGCTCAGAGAGGTTAGCCAAGCAGTTCCAGAAGACACCGCAACACCGGCGGAGGGGAACACCATACCGCTCGCGGTGGAATTGATAGTCTGGTTAGGCCACGTACCAGTAATGGTTATATTAGCGCCCTGCACCAGCGAAGGCGTGGAAGTACCAGTACCGCCGTTGAGTACAGACACTAGGCCAACACCTTGTGTGGCGAAATTCATCTTGCCTGCTAGCTGCGCAAAGGAATAGTCGCCAGTGGCGGCGATCACGCTGCCGGTGCGCCCGAATACACTGCTTACTGCGCCGCCAGAAATCTGCTCCCAACCGCCTGTAGAGCAAATAAATTGCGTGCTGTCCGCCGTGTTGGTGTACGGCTGGCCGTAGTTGGCGGCGGTGCACGGAAGCGCGGGATCGGCGGTGCCAGTGACTCCGGGCCACCAAATCTGGCTGGCCGGGTCTATCCGTGTCTGGCAGCCGCCAATTCTAATGAAGCTTAGGAAAAGCAGCATCGTATACAGCAGTTTCATTGCGCCCTCTTCGTCTACTTCATGTAGACCGCGTAAACGTTGTCTCCCGCCGATGTGGCGGAGGAAATGAATGTTATGACTGCTCCTGACCTTGTGTAGTCAACGCCTGGTCGCTGGAACACGCCGTTCCAGTAGAATCCAAACAGAACCGACGGCACGTTGGCCAGAGTGTACACATTGCCCGGCACCACCCCGGTAGGCACCTCTACCGTGAAGGAGTTGGCCATCTGAAGCCCGATATTGGTGATGATGAAGTTGGCTACGGACAAGGCCGGAACCGTTATCTCTCCTCCGAATATCTGGTCCAGCAAATTCCAGTTAAAGTTTGTGGGAACCTGCCAATTTGCCTGATTGAATGCTGGTATCTGAAGCCCGATATTGGGCGTGGAAGTTTCGCTGGCCATGCTTCTACGCCTCCCTAAAATCCAATCGCTATGATGAGCGGAGACACCGTCATGCCGCCATGGTCTGCGTTGCGTTGGTAGTAGTACGATACGGAGCTGGCATTCCAGCCCACTGTGCTCCACACCGGCATCTCACCGTAATCAGAGCCAGAGGCGAACCCACCAGTATGCGCCCACAAGCAAGTGCTGGGAAACGCAGAAGCGAAGCTAGAAGAGAACACCACGCCGTTCTGGCTACCGCTGAGCGCGCCTCCTTGCATCCATTTGATGATCAGGCCGCTCGGCAGACTCTGCGAACCGTTAGCCGCCTTTGTGGCGGTAAAGTTCAAGGCGGCTATTTGCGCCAGCGCGGTGTTGGCCGAATTTTGCGCGTTGTTTATCAGCGCATTGGATACCGCCAAGAACGTCTCGGCGGCGTAGAAATTGGATCCGTCCGATATAAATTGCTGTGTGAATAGATCGCCATCGCTCTGCGTCTTGACATTCCTAGCATCTATTACATTGCTAGGCCACGCAAAGCTAAAATTGCCTGGACTGGTGCTCACGATGAAGAACGTAAGCAAGGTGCCGGCAGGAGGCACATTGATCAACGTAGAGCTGGTCACGTTTCCGCTCAGCACGAATCGGATGCTTTGCGCGGCACTGCCGTTGAACACTGGCGTGGAAGAGAACGCCACATTGGTCTGCAGCGGCTTGGTGTCCGCCGTTGTCAGGAAGTTGGCGCATTGCGCGGTCAGCGTCGACAGATTGGAGTCAGAAGTGGTGAATCCCTTGGCCGCGAATGCTTGAAACAGCGCTGTGACGTACGTCGTTGTTTGGTAGAACAATTTATTGGCCAGCTCGGCTTCGAAGACGGAGGGGTTCGTTGCCCCTCCGGCTCTCTGCGAATCCGCCGCGTACTGCGCGTCTGTTTCTTGGTTGGCCGCAGTGGGATTCCACTGAAGCGCGTTTGTGGTTCCAGCCATTTGTACTGCCACCTTTCATTGCTTGAGTTACACCCAATGCCCTTCGCCGAATCCGGCTATGAATCCGGGCGACGTGCCAAATCCGAAGAACGGCAGTGTGCCGAACAGATACGTATAGAGAACCCCCTCCGGCCTTGGTACAATGTAGCCGTTGGTGATAAGGTCTTGGATTATGGAAGTGAACGTACCTTTGAGCGTTATGTCAGCCGTCATGTTTTGGTTGTCAATGATGATAATGGAGCCGCCGGGAAACAGCGCCTGCCAAATCCCGTACAGACTGCTGATCGTGCCGTCCCATTGATTTTGAGCTATCTTGGCCTTAATGTAGATACGGTAGGTGGAATCGTCCAGAACCGGGCTTACGCCGCCGCTCGGCTGAAATTCGACAGTCCTGCTCGCTCCTACGGTCGCGCCAAGCATGTCTAACTGCGCGCCTTCCGCCACATCTAGATCCAGCGCGGTGTCCATCTTGACCAAAACCTGCGAAACATCGTCGAATTTTCGCAGCAATACTTGCAGCAGGGCGTTGAGCTTGGGCGAGGACGGCGGCGCATACTGGTGCGTTAGTATGGAGAGATAGTACCCAAACGGCAGGTTCTCAATCGGCTCGTTGCCGTAACCACCCGTGCCGTAGCCTTGTACTCCGTAGTACGGGTTAGCACTCAAGTCAGCACCACCACGTTGGCCGCTATGCCTTGCGCGCTGTAGTAAAAATTTGGCATCGGAACATCCACCGTACCGGCAGGCGAAGGAGCCGTTCCCACGAACAGCGAAGAAGTGCCGAACGTCGGAGCGTTTATGTTGGAGTTCACCTTCATCACCTCGAAGTAGAGCGCTCCCACCGACACTGTCTCGCCGATGGCGAGTCCATTGAGATAATTGACCAAGGCAGTTTGAACAGCCGCGATGGTGGCGGAAGTTACCGTGTTGCCGTACCCGACAAGTGTAACACTGATGTAGATCGGCACGTTGGTTGGCTGGTAGAAGCTGATGTCCTCCGTAACCCCCGTAGTCGAGTCGACCACAGGAACCGTTGTAGTACCGTTGGTGAAGCAGCCTATTGTTTTCTTGGTGTAAATCGCCTCGGCGACCGTTTGCGTGTTGGTGCACTCGGCCACGATGGAAATAGAATGCGGCGGATTCCCCCAGCTGTCTACGGCACCGGTCGGATTCTCAATGGAAGACCCAGGGCCTCCGCCTGGCGTAGGATAACCCGGTGCCACCCTGATAACGCCCTTGGCCGCCAATACGGCGGCTATTGTAGACGCCAAAGGCGTTACCGACGGTAGCGCCACCGATACCGCTTGCCGCGCGCGCAGCTGCGAATCTGGTTCTATCGGCTCACCGGCTGTAGCGGCTGTGGCGTTGGTCACGGACTGCCAGCCGGCAGTAGGCGTGTTGACGATGTTGATGGTTCCAGGCTCTGCAGTGACCGCTCCGGGCGTGGTGCAAGTGGATATCACACTGATAGAGCCGCCGCCAGGAATTGTAACCGAGCTTGGAAGCGACCAAAGGTTGCCTTGCTGGTCCTGCGCAAACCCGTTGACAATTACGGTGCCTACCACGCCCGTTACAGTAAGTAGTGCAGTGGAGAACGTGAAAGGCTCGCGCGCCAGCCCGTTCATTTTCACCTGCCGGTCCAAACCAGCGCCTACGGCGGTTTGCGGCGATGACTGGTTGTATGCCAATTGCAACGCCAAATTTACGTCGGCCTGCTTTATGGAGAGCGCGCTCAGCAGCTGGTAGATGGCTGAGTCTGGCGCCACATACTGGTTCGCGCCGTATATGTTCAGGAACGACTGCAAATTGTCGGCCATGATGGCCTGGTAAGAGGGCACCTGCAGACCGGACGGTCCGATAGAGGGTGGAAAATACGCTGGTGTGCTCATATACTTAAGTACCTATCCCGGCCACGCTTAGTGCGGGCGCGGTATTGATAGCTACCGGACCGAACTGCGTGTAAGCGGTTCCGGTGATAGTTAGAATTCCGTCGCTGAAGTTGACGTTCAACGGACTGACGCTCGTGACGTACGGAGCGTCTTCCACGTTCTGCTGCACGGCTAAGGTCATAGCCGCGATGCCCTGCGACGAGGCGAGCTGGCCCAGTATGGACTGGAATACCGGCAAGCCAAGGTTGGCGTCCTCCCACCATTCACCGAGAAACAGGCGCAACCGCGTGAGAATGGCCTGGTTGACGGCTTCCGCGTCTGTCAAGTTCGCGGTCGGGTCGAACGTCGGATCGTTTTGGTCGTCTAGTCGAAGATATTGAATCGTAGGCGCGGTCGACATCACTGACCTTTCAGTATGGTTGTTTCTGGATTTGTCGGTACTGGCGGTTGCGTCGTCTTGTACTGCACGGAAGGCATGTAAACGTCAACAAACCATTGATAGAAATTGTCGTTGACGAGCGCCAGTGCCGTTCCGCCGTTCGCAGCCGTAATGGACGTTCCCTTTACGCGGACGCCGGAGGCCGACACGTCTATGCTCGTCGCGCCGTCGTCGGAGCGTATTTGCAAGGAATCTGTGGCGTAGTCGCTGAGCAGGTTGTTCTGGCTCCACATGCCGGGCAAGAAGCCGCAGTCATGGACGTGGTGGCGACGCACCTCTAGCTGACGCTGCGAGCCGGACGGAGATGAAACATTGTAGGCCGGTGGCGCGTTCTGCTGACCGTTAACCCACCAGTTGTCGAAGCACGTATCGCAAAACACGAGCAATCCTTGGTCGCCCTTCTTGAGTGGCAACGTTATGCTGTAGCCTCCGCCGCGCGGCACCACGATGGGCACGTTCACGATCGGTGGCACGTCCCACCACTGCGCGGCTCCATTTGCCGGTCGCACGCGCTCCTGTATGGCTATCTGCACGGTAACGGTCTGCTGTGATGCGTTCAAGTCCTCCGCAAGGAAGGCTGGCGTAGCACAGCGGGTATCATCCAGCGCTTGCTTCACGATTTGCCGCCACTGCGAAGGCTCAGCGTAGTTTATCTGAGATGGTGTTAGACCCGGCGCGAATGTTGCCATGTATTCTATGCTCCTGACGAAGACGCCGCGAATACGCCGTCCAAAAGATTGGAGGCGTACGTCGTGCCATAGCCGGTTACTTCGGTGTACCAATCGTTTCCGCGCGAGTCACCAGTGTGACGCACCTGCGCGACGAAGAAACTAAGGTTGGCGCTGTAAGGCGAAGCGGCTGTCTGCCCCGGCTGCACGGCGATTTGCGTGATGAGCGTGCGTACGAGCTGCACGACGAGCGGGGGAAGCTGCACGCTTAGACGCGGATCCAGCAGCACAGTGAAGATGACACCGAACGGAGTCTGTCGCGGCGTGCCAGTTATGCTCTGCGTAGTGCCTGCCGGCAGTCCGGCAGGAGTGCTATTGGGTGGAAACGGCGGACTATAAACGTAATTCGGAGTAGGGTTGACGTCTCCATTGGAAACTTGCGATATGTACGCCTTGCTGCCATCGCGCCATGTGGTCATGAATTGATCGTCCGCAATTTGGTGCAGGTATTTGCCCGTCTTTCCGAACACGGTGTTGCCGCGCGGATACTGCTTGGCGCTCAGCGCCTGCGATGCGTAGCTACTGAGCGTGCCGTTGGCCTGAGAAATTCCCGGCAAGCCGGTTTCCGCGGCCATCTTCGCAACCAGCTGCGCCTGCGACGCGTACGGTCCCATGGAGAACCCGATGATGTCGTCCATGACGAGCGGATTGGCCACGCAGTGCAGCGTAACGCGCGCGTCTACGACCTGCTCGCGGTCGAACAGCACCTGCAAAATAGGACCGTCCCATATGATGGATGAAAGCGTTGGACCAGTCTGGAACCCAGCTTTCAAAGTCACCCACGTAGCGTTCAATAAGATGTTCTGCGTGGTGGGCGTGTCTAGATTGTAAACGGCGATGTCGGCGTACCACCAAGGAGAAGGCAGCATGGACTGCACCACGTCGAACGTTATGCGCAGCGCCTCCGGCTCCCATTTGTTAGCCGAAATCACCGCCGTCTGCGTACCAGCACTGGTCTGGTATTGCACGGTGAGCTCCCAAGCCTGTCCGAACAACGGTATCGTGGAAGCGCTCATACCGTGTCGCTCCAAAGCAGCGAGAAGTTAGCCAAATCATTTGGGCCGGGGTAGTCATTGGTGCTTACGCCGGTATTGAGCAGGTAGGCGCTTCCTATCTGCAAGTAGCCGTACTGCGCCAGCATGTTGGCGGCTGGGTAGTAGCCGGTGATGAGAGGCAAGGAAGAGACGAGCATGTTGTTTTGCGCGTCCGCGATGCTGAGTTGCCACCAGCCGGACATCACCGAGTAGCCCAGCGTTAGGTTGAGCGTGAGTGGGGATCCGTCCACTGTCAACTGTGTTGTGAACGTCTGGTTTGGCGCCTGCGCCAGAGGTACGATTTGCTGCGCCATATATGGCTACTGCCCCGCTGTTTGCTGTAAGCTGTTGTAATTGCTGGACGAGTAATCCCCAGCTCCCGGTACGTCTACAGCCGTCACGGAATTGGGGTACTGTGGCACGAACGTGGGCGGAAAACCCGGCTGCGTATTGTACAAATAGCCAGGTATGCCGTTATCCACTACCGGAGTGGAGCCGTTGTTGAGGTCTGGCGGCAGCGGCGGATCTGGATTCGGACCGCCAGGACCGAACGGCATGACTCCGAATTGATTCTGCACCGAGACAGGAACCGGTGTCGGGTTCACCGCGCCGAGACCGGTGGTTTGCGTGTCGTTGGGGCGTGCACTCAGTGGATTGAGCTGTATGTTCGCCACGAACACCTGTTCAAATTCCACCCTGAAGCGCGCGCCGGTAATGGTCTTCTCGTCCTCGCGCGGCGATATCTTGAGGATGAGCATGTTGTTGTAGGTGCGCAGTCTTGTCGTCACCGTGAGCGGAATGCGCGCCGCCTGCAACGCCAGCATCTGCTGGTACGCAGCTACGCTCTTGGAAGGATTGCCGGTCCACTGCTGCATGTAGGGCGGTGCCGATTGGTTGCTGGATGCGTACTGCGGCGTGACGTCCGACATCAGCACGTACAGCACCAGCTGCGCCGGTTCGATGTAGGCATGGCTGGAGACAGAGGCTCCGGTTTGCACAGGATGGTTGGTTTTTGTCAGCGCTTGTTCATGCTCCGCAGAAAGAACGGCGTCGAACACGTATGAAGTAGCGGCGGTAGGCTGCGTGTTGATCAGCCCAACGCCGCTAGAGTCGACGTTGACCGGGGTGTTGTTGGGCGTGTCGGTGGTGTACCCGGCAGGAACCGTGATGGAGATCATGGCTGGCTTCGCCCACTGCGGCGGTCTCCATCCAGAAGGCGAAGTTGACATTGTACTCTCTACCCTCCGTAGCTCCAACTGGTGTCTTGAAATTCTGCCAAATTGCGCTGGATGCGCTTGTTCTGCGCGTCCTGCAAGTGCGCCACCACCGCCTTACCAACATCTGCATTGACGGCGCCAGGCTTGTCGATGTGGATGATGATCGAGCCGACCTGCACGTCACCGTGCGCGCCAGACCTGCGCATCACGCTAGCCACCTCGCCACGCGCCTCCGAAGACAAAGTTGCCCTGCCTGCGAGTATGGCGCTCATCTTGGATTCGCCTTCGTGGTAAGCAGCTATGGCCGTGGGTACGTCTCCATGGTAGCGTTGCAAGAGATGTGCAAACAACGCCATGCCGCCCTGCACGTTCTGCTCCGCGTTGGAGCGGTCAACGCCCAAGGCGGAAGCGGTGGCGCGCGTCAGTTGCATAGTCCCCATGGCACCTGTGCGCGACGTAACCACAGAGCCGTTGGGTCCGAACTGCCGCATGCCGCTTTCTTGCGTAGCCAGCGCGGCTGCTAGACGCGGATCTACGCCGTATTGTGTGGCGTACTTCTGCACCAATGCCGCTACATCAGAGCTTCCCGCACTGGCGGTTCCGCTACCGCCGAACGCCTTGTCCATGATGTTGGCGCCAAGCGCGGTGCCTCCCATGGCGCCAGCGGCAGTACCCAGCGGGCCGCCAAAACTGCCGAGCACACCACCCGCCACGCCTCCAATGACGCCGCCAACAGCCTTGGCCGTTACGTCATGGAAGGCTGCACCAAGCTCTGCCGCCGCACCAGAAAAGTTTCCGCTGGCCACCATAGCCAGCGCGCTTACGAGGTGCGCCAACATCCCCTCGACATTGGCCACCGCCTCGGCGAACACCGCAAATCCGTGTACGATGTGCTCAACTGCTCCGGCAAACTTCTCTAGGTTGAACGTGGTGCCCTCAATGGCGTGGTCGTCGGTGAGCAGTCCGACGACGTTGGTGAACGCCAACCCAGCAGCTTCGGCCGCTTCAGCGGTAGCAAAGAACACCTCCTTCACGTCCTTCCACACCGGAAGAAAATCGTGAACTATCGCACCAGATATGCGCGGCAGGTTGTGAGTTATCCAGTCATTGATACCGCGCAACTTGTTAAGCAGCTCGTCCGGACCGAAGCCCAACGCATTCATGAAGTCGGTGACAACGTGCATGGCGAGGTACTGCGACTCCACCTCCAAACGCGTAAATTCAAAGCGGATGTCGCGTATCTTGCGCATCTGCGCGTCGAAATCGCCGTTCGGAGCCATGACACGCTGGTCCACCAAAAGTTGATGGGTACGCTCGCGCAGCTCCTTGTCCCAAGTCATGTCCTCCAAAGAGGCATCCAGCGCGTCCATGGCCACCTTCAAGCCGCGCGCGTTCTCCTTGCTCATGTACATGTGCAGAGCGAACAGACGGTAGCTTTGGTCGGCCATGGCGACCTTATCCACCATGCCCAGCGCGGCTGTACCGATGGCTGCGAAGCCGCTGACTACTTCGGTCTGCGCCTTGAAGAACGCCCCGGCTATGGAAGCCGCGCTGCTGTCAGCCACGACGGTGGCCTCGCGCAGTGCTTGGTGAAAGCGGTTCATGCCGCTGTTGTCAACGCTCGCGCCCAGCTTGATCAGATATTCGTCGATGTAATTTGTAGACACTCGTCAACTCCTATCTGTCGCTGCTGCGGCGCGTTGTCTGCGCTCGTTTTCCTCTTTGACGTCCAGGAATTCCAGCACATCCAGCAAGTCACCAATGTCGTACGTGCCGTCAAAAATTTCGTGCTGCCTCCAAAGCCCGGCGGCAATGGGACGCCACAATAGTGCGTTCAAGGTAGGGAACTGCGCCGCCTCGAAGCCTGTCGCGCCTTCATCATCTAGACTTGCATACCATGGCCGCCCTCGGCGAAAAAATCGGAGAAGCAGAACACCAAGACCTCGGTGGTAAGCCTCATGACGAGTCCTATGTCGTCTGCAATGGGCTGGCCCTCAGGTGTCCACACACCGTCGCCAGTAACAAGCGGCATTGGAAATTCACTGCCGCCGCGTTCTGAAATGATTGCCACAGAGCGCATGCAGTTATCTTGTATGAACTTGAAGTCTGCGAAGTTCATGCCGCCAGAAAACACCCCGAACGACAGCGCACGCACGCGCATCTCGCCGGTTACAACTTGCTCCTCCGCTGCTGATTCCTCCTTACGCTCCGAAGAAGGCTCCGGGGCAGCAACGCGGTCGCGCATGCTTACGCCAAGCATTCGCATGAAGACGAAACTACCTACTTCTGGCGACAGTCTGCGGATTTGAAAGCGCTGACCGGAAAGTTCTACTGTCTTTGTCCTTGCTTGCATGATAAACGCGCTCCTTGCAGCGCTGTACTACTGGTTAATGATGTTGGCCGCTAGCAGCTTCCAGATCATCTTCTGGCCATTGGCCTCGTACGGCTTGTCCGGTATCTTGTCGAAGCTCACGCCGGTGAGCGTATGCGTAGAGCCGTCGATGAGCAGCGTAAACGAAATGGCCGTGGCAGCCCAGCCGCTTACGTCCTCGTTGTCAGCCGCCAATACGCACAGGTTGTAGAGTGCCAGTAGCTCGGAGTGCACGGCTGACGTCTCTTGCACCTGTATGTCCACCTCGCCGTTGTCGCCAGCTACGTACGAAGGCATGACCGTGCCGTCCGCCGCCACGTCGTGCGTGGTACGCGTCATGTTCATGCGCACTGTGATACTGCCGACACCGATGTTGCCGCCCGTAAGCGGAATGGTGACTCCGAAGACGGTGTTCGTGAGAACACCCGTCAAAGATTTGAAAGAGTAAGTCCTTCCCGTTGCCATCTATTTCCTCCAAAATTACAGCTGGGTGTAAACTCCGATTACGAGAGACTGAACCGCGCCAGCCGTGGTGATGAACGAGTAGATGGGCATCGCCTTGCCCGCCGCCCTGTCGGAAGGCGACTGTTGCGTGTATGGCTGCGCCATGTTCAAAAACCCAGAAGGAATCGCCTGTCCGTTCGTGATAGACAGGCCAGTGATGTTAATGGACGCGCCGTTCCAAACTCCGCCGGACAAAAATCCGATGTTCGCCATCGTGGTTCCGGCGTTGTTAGCGCCGTGCAACAGCAGCTGCTCCCCGGCGTTGTTTTGCTGCACAGCGGGATTGTCTTGCAACACGGCCAAAGTCTCGCTCTGTAGCAGAGCCACGTAGCGTGCCAGATTTAGCCACAAGTAGGAAGGCGAGCCGTCGGACATGAACCCCGGCTCTTCCAATTGGTACGATTGGAATGTCCCGTACACGTTCACGCCAGCGGTCTTCAAATTGGTGTACTGCGTCTGCGTAAGCGGCTCTGGCGCAATCCCAGCCAAGGTTTTGTGCGCCACCGTGAAGAAGCTGCCAGCCAGCCCAGTGTTCAGACCCATCTCCACGCCCATCAATGCGACCGCCGCATAGACGTTGTTGGGATAAAGGTCGTTCTGCGTCGTAGCGTACTGTCCGAGTACGCGCAGTTTCATGGCCTGCAGTTGCAACGCCACATTGTTGGCTGTTCCGGCGGGGATTGACGCGTCGTTGAAGTACGGGTAGTAGCGCGTGCTCTCCCAAAGCGGGTCGGCCCATTCGGAAATGGCCAGATTGTCCGCGTCTACCGGAGCGTTAACCGTGAGCCCATACCAGTCGCCGCTGGCTGCGCGGCATGCAGTGGCTGCCTGCAACAGCGTCTCCCCTATGGCCGTTACGTCCACAGTCAGACCGGTGCCAGTGGAGGGACTGACGGCAGTCGTGGCCAGTCCGGTGGCTATGCTGTAACCAGTGCCCTGATTGCCGGTAAGCACTCCAATGGACGTCGGTACTCCGGCAGTCTCGGCCAGCACCACGCCGATGCCATAGTTGGCGCTGCCTTGTACCACGTTGAATTGGTCGCCCACGGCCCAGTCAGTTCCGGCGGTGTCGATCGTGATCGTCTGTAGCGCCGTCAAATCCTGGCACCCGATCGCGACCTGGAATGCCGGAGGCGTCTGCGAGAAGTATATCTGCGCGGCCAGGTATTCCGGGTCATCGACCGTGAAACCGTCGGTGAGCATGGCCGATGTGCTTGTGTAGAGCCGTACGCGCGAATCAGCGCCGTAGGACGGGATGACCGGACTGGGTCCGATGAACAAGCCAACGTTGAAAGAATTGGTGGTAGGCGACGCGGGCGACACCTGCACCGTGATGTCTACGATATTGGAAAGCGAAAGAGGCGGTGTTTGCGCCATGATGGATTAGGCTCCTATGAGGTGATCGTTACGTCAGCGATTGGATCGTTGGGAGACCCGTCGTAGACTTTGATTTCAACGCTGGAAACTGCTGGCGTCTGGATTGTCTCCGTTACTTGCTCGTAGAATACGCAATGAAATTGAGTGCTGTCGTACCATTGGGCATTGTGCTTAATGGGAAGGCGCACCGGCTCGGAAGGCTCGAGGACAGGATAGAGATTGCTGGCGGCGAACGCGTCGTTGAAGTAGTCTTGGAACAGCGCGGAATGCACAGCGCGCATGCGGTCGAAGCTGTTCGGTCCGTACGCCACCCATTCGAAGCGCCATCCACGCGTATACACCCACGTCTCGTCTACGCTGCCTTCTCCTGCCAGCGTATGGTCGCGTACGCGGCTGTATTCCACATCTTGCAGCACGCAGCTGACGTAGCAGCTATCCTGGCTCGGCAGCGCCACGTCTGGCTGCCCTTGCGCCTGCCAGTCGACGCGCACCGCCGAGACATCCACCGGATTGATACCAAGCATGCCGCACGTGATAGCTTGCACCAGAATATTGACCTGCTGCGTTGTCAGCGCCGTGGACGTAAGCGTCTGACCGTTGGGGTAGGTTATGCTAGCCATTACGCAGCCGCCAATCTGGTTCCCAATGCCTTGTGGTATCCGCCGCCCGGATCCCAGTAAACATTGAGCACGCGGTACTGCTCTGCCTCGTATTGAATAATGTCGCTGGCATTGGTGGCTGCGTTGACCTTTTGCTGCCATACGACGTAGGGCGCGTACTGCGGCGCGAACCTGAATTGGATAACGTCGCCTTCTAGGGTGTAGTCGTATCCGTTCGGCTGCAGCAGCAGGCCATTGGAATAGACGTCTACCACGCCGCCCGGAGGCGCTACGCTCAAGGTATACGTCGTTCCAGAACCTTGCGGCACCTCGCCGTGCACTCCCGGCACCGGAGCGTATCCGCGCGTGGTGTAGATGGGCTGCGTACTCCAGAACGAGCGTATACTGCCAATGCGGTCGGCCTCAGCCAGCATCTGCAACTCTTTGTTGCTGGCCTGCTGCACCGGGCCGAACATTGGAATCGGCATGACCGTAGACTCGAAGCCTCCTGGCACGAACTTGCCGACCGAGCGCAGTATCGTGAAAGGCTTGGGCGCGATCATGTCCGGGTCTACCACTACTTCTCTGACTGATATCATTCTTTGCCTCTGAACAAGAACACGGCCTTTGCGAATGCCGCAGAATCTTGCGGCATTTCTATTCCTCTCGCACGACGCCTACGATGGCCGCGCGCATCGCTCCGGTGTCGATCAACGGCCTGTCGCTGCCCTTGCGCTTTACAGTAGAAGGCGCATTCGGAGTCCAGCCATTGCGTCCGTCGGTGAACCAGCGTCTAGCCGCATTCTGTCCGGCTAGCGCAGCCCTTAGCATCTTCTGCTCTGACTTCTCCGTGTCGCCTTCCAACGAGGCCTTTACAGACGCGGAGAGCTCGTGCGCTATGGCCTGCTTGTTGCCGTCTGCCTCTACGGATGGACCAAGCACACGGCGCGCCGGAATCTTGTTGATGGGGCTGCCGTGCTCCTGGATGAAAAGCAGCTCGGCGTTGTTGATGTCAGTCTTAGCGGACTTCGTAAGTCGCGCCTTTTTCTTCTTGCTGTTAGTCTTGCCAGCCAGCTCCAGCAGTTGCTGGGTGCGTGCGTCTTTGCCAGAAGCCGGGATTCCCACGTACGCCGCTGTCTTTGTCAAACCAGCCATGCGCTTGAACAACGCCGCCGAGCCAGATTTTCGCGCGATGGTGATTTGCGGCCCGGTGTTAGTGGCCATGGCGCCACACTTCTATGGCCCACATCATCAGAGAAACCACGGCAAGTGCCTGCCAACGAAACTTTTTCATGGTCTCCATCCCGGCCTCTACTACGCCCAGCCTGCCCTCTCCTGGCTGACCGCTTCCGACCGTGTTCTCCAGAAGCATGGTATGGCGGTCAACTTTCTTGTCCAAGTCGACATGCAGCGTGAACTGCTTGTTCAGCGCCTCCTGGAATACGTCGCGCTGGGCATTCATTGCGGCGGCGAATGTCTGTTGCTGTGTAATAATGGCCTGTTGGAACGCGGTGCGATCGCGCTCTTGACTGGCTTGATTCGCGGCGTGCTGATTGTCTGACTTATCGGACAGCGCCCTTATCTCGCGCCGCAAACTTGACACTTCATCGTCAGACATTATTTCTCGGCCCCTTTTCCACTACCATATAAGCGCCGGACCGCTGCCGATCACGCGGGCCATCGTGGCCAATTGCTGGCCGTAACTCGTAAGATTCCACGCGCCCCAGTCCTCCAACGCAGTCAATGCTTGATAGCCGACGCTGACGTCGCCCACGGACTTGGATGTCTGTATGCCGCCCGCCAAACCTTGCGCCGCTATCTGCGCTCCGTTCAATACGGCGGGCGTTATTGCTTGTGTCTGCACCGGCCAGACCGCGTACAGGGCGTCGCGCGCCGTCGTCGCGTCGGTCATGGTGATGGTGGAGCCGACCAGCACGTAATCGATTCCCGGCGTCTGGAACAGACCATTCTTGGTGAGCGACTGCAGGGCTCCGCCGGGCGGAGTGCTGCTAAGCGTGTAGACCGTTCCTGGTTTGACGCCAGAAGGCACTTCGGAATGCATGGACGTCTGCAGTGTCTCGAATACCTCGCTAGCGTCAGATTTCGCGTACAGTGTGCAGTAATGTGCTGTGAACCAGCCCATGGCCACGCACCACTCCTCTTGCCAGCGCGCCTGCACGAGCGAATCGTACGCGAGCCGCAGGTACATCAGGATTACGCCGATGGGAATTGGCGACGATTCGTACACCATGAGCGTCGCATTCGCGTTGGTGATAATGGCGGGATTGTTGAGCGTGATGGTGTCGGCGGAAATGCCCGTGATGATCGTACCCTTGGGGAACACACCGAAGGCCTGCACAAACTGGCCGTAGTCCAGGCCGACCACTGACGGCACCGTAACCGTGTTGGTCCCGAGCACGGTCGCGCAGCCGCTGAGCGCGGTTGGCAGACCGAAGAATTTTGGGTAGATGGCCTTGAAGTCGTCAAGGTAGTACGGTGGATTCTGCCCGTACACGAAGTTGGACGCGCCGTAAAACCAACTGCAAACCACTTCATAAGAGGCACCAGAACCCCATGCTGTTTGCAGCCACGCGTCGAAATTCGGTGTATTCTGCAAATATCCGCCGTAGCCGCCCATCGTGTCTCCTTCTTACTGCGTCGCTGGCCGACCGTGAATTCAATACGGCCAGCGACACTCACTAGTTACTTATTGCCGCCACGACCACCAGCCGCGCGCACGTTGCCAACCTTCGGGGCAGGCTGTACAGGTGTCATGGGTTGGCCACCGAACGGAGCCTGAGGCACCGCCGTCTGTTCCCCTTCATCGGGAGCGACGGGAGCTTCTGGTTCCTCCTCGACGAGGACGGCTGCCGGTGCGGGCTTGTAGCCGGGCATCTGCTCTGGCGGGGTGAGGTTGACGATGCTTCCATCCTTGATGCCTTGCTTGAATGTGGGCGTATTGGCAACCCAGAATGGAACATTCTGCGGCGTGGGTCCTGGCTGAGCCAGGAATTTCTTTGTCCCGGCGTCGTCGCTTTGCACGAAGTTCTTGGCGCGCTTGAAGTACAGTGTCATTGGCATGGCTGTGTGATCTCCTTGCTTCCGTGGTTGGTGTGTCGCGCGGGCGGCGGTCCGGTTACGGACGCCGGCAAGGAGCGGCGACGATCGCCTTCGAACCGCCCGCGCAACCTGGTGAGCAAAGGAAAAGCCCCGCGGTCGGGCGGGGCTTTTCCTTTGCGAAAATTTTGCGGCGCGCTATTTTGGCGCGTACTCGCCGAAGTACTTCAGCTCGCCGGCTTTGCGCGCGGCGATGGCGTCCTTCAACTTATTCTTCGGAAATACGCCGAGGTTTATTTGATGACCGTCGACGGTGACACGCGCTATCCATGCCTGTCGAAACGTCTCCCAAGAAACGCCGCGCTTGCCGCTAGTATTGCTTTTGTACAACTTGCGGGTGTTCCAGTTGTTCTGACCATTCGTGGCCAGACGGAGGTTCTTCCACTTATTGTTGGCACGCACACCGTCCTCATGGTCAATGTCAAGACCATCAGGCGGCCATTCACCCTTCATAAACAACCAGGCAAGGCGATGCGCATAGTACATCTTGCCAAAAACCATGAGTTGTATATGACCGCTTTTCTTTACCGTGCCAGCCACCATGCCTTTTGGTACTGTGGCGCTTCGCCTTACGATCCAGATAAACTTACCTGTTCGAGGCTGGTATCTAAGGACGCCACGCAGGCGCCTCAGTTCGACTGCCGTAGAGGATGATTTTCCCATACGTCAATTATATCGAAAAAAGGCGCCTAAGTGTGCGTTCTTTGCATTACACTCCGTCTAAGTAGTACGCCGTGGTTGTCCGCTTATAGATGACCTGGCTGACACATCCAGCGAACATCGTCTCATATGCACCGCCGGAACGGGTCGTCGGGACGCTGAGCGCCTGGATCATCGGCTGCGGGATCTTCAAGTACACGCTCTTCTTTGAGTTCTTGTAGAAGAACGCGCGGTCGAGCCCGTTGCCGCCGTTGGCCGAGCCGGGAGGCAGCGTGTTGCCGCTGCCCGTGCCGCTGATCCACGGGTTGGGGAGGAAGTTGATCTTGAAGTCGATGCCGTGGTGGGCCGCGACGCAGTTCTCCTCGATGTACTTGATCGTGCTCACCGCCACCGGGGCGCCGCCGATTGCGATGGGCTGGGTGAGGTAGGCGAACTGGGTGTACGGGATGAGCATGCGGTCCGCCATGCCCTCCTCGGCCGAGTAGCCGGAGTTCTCCACCGTCTGGTTGAGCGCGAAGTTGACGTCCGCAAGAATTTCCTGCGGGGTCTTCTTCGCCCATGTGGTGGATCCGGCCGCGCCGGCCGCGGCGACCGACTCAAAGATATTCGGGTTGTTGATGAGGCCGGGATCGCCGAGGAAACCGGCGTAAACGACGAAGTCAAGCGCCTTGCCCCATGTGGTCTCGACCGACTCCTCGTACAGCTCTTGCAAGCTGAACGGGGGCGCCTGCCCGGTGCGCAGGGCGGTCTCCATGCGGCGCAGGTCGATCCAGGTGATGGTCATTCCCATCGCCCAGTTGTACGTGCGCCAGATGCCCTTCTGGATGTCGGCCTGTGCTTCGGGGATTTCCGTGTTGTTTGTACCTTGCAGCCCGTAGAACTGGGTGCCGGTAGAGCCGTAGTTAGAAGCGAACGCCGAGATGAACTCGGGGAAGCCTCCGCCTACCTCGACAGCGATGTCGCGTTTGTGCGTGACAGCCTGCAACGGACGAACAAGGTCCGTATCGATGAGTTCCAGCTGGCTCTGGAGGAATGCAAAACCAGTAGCGCCCGCAGCGTCGAACGCCCGCACGCGATTTGGAATAGTACGCTTCATTGTCTGCTTGCTCCTTAGGCCGCGTTACGGACCTTGATGGTGATTTCGAGGATGTTGTTGCTGTCCAGGTTGCCGGTACGCGCGACAACGTTGGGCAGCGCCACGAGGTTGCTGAAGGTGATGGGCGTGCCAGCCGGGATGATGGCGTTGGTCGCCTTGTTGAGGACGATGGCGGTGGTGCCGCCGCCGGAAGCGACGTATGTTCCAGGTGCGATACCGAAGCCGGTGACGACCTGGCCGTTCTTGGTATTGGTCGCCGATGCCACGGTGACGGCGGTGCCAATGGCAGCCGCGGTGGCCGTGGTACTGAACAGGTCGGTGGCGGCGGGGTTGGTCTCCCAGTCGCCGACAAGTCCGGCGGGAACGGCCGTGTTGGCCACTACGCGGGTGTACACCTGATCCTCGGCCAGCGGAGCGCCGACGGAAAGCAGGATGGTGCCGTTGCCGCGCTCCAATACCTCGGCCATCTGCTGGTTGGCGTAGTAACCGACCAACTGAATGCCAGGAGCCTGACCCGCCGGGTAGGAGAGCTGCGTCTTGACCTCGCGCACGGCCATACCGGCGAACGCCGACGCGATGAGGGCGATGTTGGCTGCCGAGGCGGCCACCGCGTCGGCCACGGACGTGACCGCCCCGCCACCGCTGCCGACTCCGGGCAGGATGAGCGTGGGGTCGCCGAAATAGAGGTTGTTGACGGCGTTGTATGGAATAAACTCGCGCGCCATGATGACACGTTCACCGAACCGGCTGACCGTGCCCTGGAAGCCATTACCCGGCCCGGTCACACCGATGACTTGGCCGAAACTGTACTGTGGCATTATTTGCCTCCTTTATGGGCAGTGTTGTAGAACTCCTGCATCTTGCTGATGGGATCCTTGCCGGCTCCGTCACCAGCACGAGCACGGTCTGGGTTGGGGTTACGCGGAGCCTTGTCGCGGGCGCGCGCCGAGGAAGCAAACTTGCCGTAGCCGCCGTTGGACACTCGGCTGGTCTTCTTGACAGAGTCCAGGGCGCGGTTGAACGTGGCCTGGAACGCCTTGTCGTTGGAGCGCGCGGCGAACGGGCGGATCATGCGCAACACGGCGGTGGCGGCGTCGGCGGCGCGGGCGCGATCCTTGCCCTTGCGCTTGTCCTCCACGTCTTCTTGGTCATCGTCCGAATCGGGATCGGGACTTTCGCCCTCTTCCGCGTCCAGGACTTCCTCGCCGCTCTCGACTTCCTCTTCTTCGGCGTCGGCGCACGCGCAGTCTTCGCCGACTTCGCCGCACTCAGGGCACTCCTCCGCGTCCTCCGCCTCGCCGGCCAGGACGGCCTCCAGTTCGGAGGGATCGGCGGCCTCGTCTTCGGAATGCTCGGGCTCCTTCTCCTCCTCGGAGAGGAACTCGTCGAGGAGCGTCTTCAGCGCGTCGATGTTGGCGTCCTTGGCCTTGGCGTCCTTGGCCTTGCGCTTGTCCATGATGCGATCCAGCGCGTCGTGCGCCTTCTTGCGGTCTGCGCTCACTTCCACCTCGTCTTCGTCAGGATCCTCGTCCTTGGACCTGCGATCTTTGCCTCGTTTGTCCTCAGACTTGAACTCGTGCTCTTTCAGCGCCTCCGGAAGCTCGCCGTCTTTGCCCTTCTTCTTGTCCTCTGATTTGAACTCGTTTGCGCCGGTATTCTTCGGCGGTTCCGCGTCGTCGTCGGCGTGCATCTCCTCCGCCGCATCCATGATCTTCTCAGGGTCAGCATCCGCGGCTCTCGCCATTTCGATAAGATGCTTTCCCATCAAAGAACGAAGCCAGTTTTTCTTTTGAGCCACGGGTCGCTTCTCCTTGTTGGTTATTGACACTATGATGGGTGGATACGCGATGGCTTCGATGACTTCCGCCGACGGCGCAGGTTGGACTTCTGTTGGTAAACTTGGTGGCAAGGCGATAGATGCCTGCAGATCTTCTGGCATGGCGTCCTCGATACGGACCGACGGGCCGGCGCGGCCCTTTGGCACCACCGCGTTGTGGTTGCCCAGCATGGAGCACTGGATGATCTTGTCGCCGTCGCGGTCGATGCTGAAGTCGTAACCAAGGCTGATCTCCCGCGCCGCCTTGCTGCGCACCTTGCCGATGAGCGGTTCCGCGCTGATGACCAGGTCGGCGATGATGGGCCACTCGCCGTCCTCCATGGGCTCCGTGCCCTTGCGCACGTTCTGGATATGCCCTTGGGAGTACTTGTTGAAGTTCTTAGGATCAACAAACTCACCGCCGGGCGGGTGTCCGTCGGTGATGGTGCACCCGTTGAGCGACGCGAGGAACTCCGGGTGGAACACCTCCTTGGCCGGCCGGTAGAGGTCGATGGACGCCTCCGGGTTGGAGACGTCCACGCCCAGCGCGTCGGCGCGCGCCTGCGGAAGGTCCTTGACGGCGTACTTCTGCCAGCCGGTGCGGGCGATGGGGCAGCCCACGACGATGAGCGTGCCGTCGTCCTTCTCGAAGATGTTGTCGCTCAGCTGGCTGGCCAGGTAGCCGTGCGGGCTCCGCGTCGCCGGAATTATTTCCAGTTCCTCCTCTGTCATACGGGTCGGACCTCCTTGCCGTCGCGCGCGCGGACCGCGAACCGATTGACGCGCGCTTTGACCTCTTTGTACGCCCTCCAAAGCGCGTCCAATTTGCTTTGCTCGGCTGGACTGGGCTTCATTCGGTTGAGCGAATGCCTAAATTTCGTATAGGCGTCGAGGCGCGCTTCGGCCTCCTCATCGGGGCCGTCGTCCCTCGCGGAGGCGGACTTCTTCGCCATGCCCTCCGCGCCGTACTTCTTGCGCCCGATGGACGCGGCCAGCGCGGCGGGGTTGGTGACGCCCTTCTCGTGGCTGAGCTTGCCTTCCAGCTTCTTGAAGCCTTCGTGTTCGTCCTTAGCTTTGCCATTCTTGTACAGCGCTGCGCACTTAGGATGCTTGTCAAGGTGTCGCTGCATGTCCTTGCCATTGGTAGTGAATACCGTGCCACACCCGGCACACTGCACCAGCTTGTCCCCCACCCTACTTCTTTCCGGCCTCACCGTCTTGCCGACTACGCACACAGATTCTCCAGCCCTTGTGCGCTCGACGGCGGTGCGCATGGCCTGCTCCGCGGAGTCGCACACCTTGACGCGGCCCGCGCCGGGGTGCTGGTACTGAGTGGAGAACTTGGCCTGGCAAGCCTCGACGCCATCGCGCGCCTTGGCCTCGTTGGCTCGGTCGTTAGCCTTGCGGTAGCCAGATGCAGCAGCGCGGTAGCTGTCCAGCGCACGAGCGCGATCGCCCGCGACCTCGTACTCGTTGGCGCGCTGCATGTGGTCGGCGGGTTCGGAGCCGGACGTCTGCAGCGGCAGATTGGCTATGGCGTCGGTGGCCCTTGCAATCTCTCTCGCGGCCTCATCTCTTGGAATGCCTTTCTTTACCGCCAATTCGGCCGTTTTGATGAGGCGATCGCGCATCGCAGATTGCGGTTCCTTCTTCAACCGCTCGATATGCTCGCGCAACTCCTTGGAGTCCCCCACCTTCTTGAAGCGCCCACGGTCGCGCGCGGCGATGCGGCGCGGCGCGTAGCTCACCTCGTTGTGCTCGCCCGACGGCATGGGCACGAGGTTGCTGGTCTTTATGGCGGTGGGGAGTTCGTCTTTGGAGCGCTTCAATTGCGCCTCCAATTCGCGCTTGCGCTGCGATTCGTAACTGGTCAGGTGCCCGCGCTTTTTTAGGTCCTCTTTAAGTTGTCTGAGCTCCTCGCGCGGTTCAAGGTCCCCCACCGGCATGACCTCGTCCTTGCCCCGCCGGAGCGCCTCACGCGCCTTGTCCTGCCGGGCCGACTTGTCCAGCTTCGCCCACTCCGCCTCGGAGATTCCCAGCTTCTCGCGGATCTCGCTGCCCTGTATGTCGCGCGCACGCTTCATGTCGCTTCCCTTCTTGTACTCGGCCGGAAGCGCCTCGGCGCAGGTCCGGCACATCTTGTAGCCGCCATAGATGGTCGGCACGTCCCGCGTGGCGGTGTTGCCGCACGGCCCGCCGCCGTGGCCGCATCCGACGGAGGATTCGCACTGGCACTTGACGCCGTCCCGCGCATTGCGCCTGTCCTGCGACTTGGTGAGGCCTTCCTCGTGCCTCTTCAGCGCGACGGCGCGCTCCGGGTCCTCGGCTCCGACCGGCGCGAGGTCGTCTGTTGCTGTTTTCTTTGCGCTTCGCATAGCGTGCAGCAGCTCATCGACTTCGGACCTATACTTGGCTTCTTCTTTATGAGTCTCGGCCAGAGCTAAATTGCGTTTTGCCTTAGCGAGCTGGGCGTCTAGATTGCCAGTGTCGCCCGTCCTCCGCGCGTTGGACTCCGCGATGGCGATGGCCTGCTTCTCGGGCTTGCCGTGGTGCCGCTCGACTGCGATGTTGCGCGATATGACGTTCTGACTCTTGCCCGGTTCGAGCGGCATCACTATCCTACTTTCTCAGCGGTGTTTCGGCCCCCGCTGGATTAAGCTGCTGTAAGTGTTCCCGCCGCCAGGTTGACGGTGGATGAGTTGCCCGGGCCGCCCGCCGCGACTCCGGCGATGTTGGTGGCGGCGCCGATGGTGAGCCACTCCGTCTGCCCGGCCAGGATGGTCAGCCCGGTCGCCTGCGAAACCGTGGTGGTGCCGTCGCCTAGCTTCACGGTGATGTGGCATGGCCCGAGGTTCGCCACGCGAAGCACCCCGGTGGTGCCACCGCCCGGGATTGCCACGTTGGTGGATGCGAATCCAAAACTGGTGCCCTGCGCCGCCGTTACTGCGAATGATCCTGATGCCATTGTGGTACTCCTTGCTTAGATGCGGCCTTCGAGGCTTCCAGCCGCTTGGTGCGTTCATGCTTCTAATTGCGTCGGTGTTGTGTCGATCGCTTCCCACCGCGCCAGCAACTTCTCTAGCGGGTGGGCGTTCTGTCCGTAGTCGTTGCCGGGGAAGCTGGCCCAGATGTTGGAGCACGCATGAATAGCGTTGGCAATATTGCCTACAGAAACCATATCCACGGCACCGCGTTCCTTCATCTGCTGCAGAGCGACGGCGTCTTGCGATGCGGGCGAGAAGTCCGACAGGTGCAGCTGCGCCTTGTAGACATGCCAGTAGCGGTAGAGCAGCTGGTACCGGCCAGAGGCGGTGGAATACAGCGGCGGTTCGGCCCGCACGAGCTTCGGCGTCCGATTGGCAAACGGATGGTCGGCGTAGTCGGTGAACACTTCTGGGCCGCCCAGCCCGCTGACGATGACGTCGTAGCCATCGTTGGCTGTTATAGGGCTGGTGGCTGTTCCTTCCGACCATGCGATGAGTGCTAGGAATTTCTGCAACGCTGTCATGCGTGGATGAGCAGCGTAAGCACCCAGAACGCCAGCCCAAGCCCGATGAGGTTGACGCGCGGCCACGGCGGGTTCACGGCCGCGGCGATGAAGCAGAGGAAGGCCAGTACGAGGAAGATGAACGAGATTGTCATTGTTAGCTCCTTGATGGTGCGCTGCCTAGACCTGCAACGCGCGGTTGTTTGTGGTGGCGTGTCACTTCGAACTGAGTTTCTCCAGCGCAGTTTTCAGCAGCGCTTTCTTTTGCGGCTCGGTGCGGCGCATGTATTCCTTGATGTCGATGCCGAGCGCGTCCAGTATGTCGGACATGCGCCAGCGGTCGATGGGCGCGTCGAGCGCGCGCTTCTTGGGCGCGTACTTGGCCAGGTCGTACGTGGGTAGCGGCGGTTTCTCCCGGCTCTTGTACCACGCGTAGATGGCCAGCAGCAGCAAGACGACCTCCGAAGTTTTGGAATCCGCGCCTTTGGCCAGAGGCATTAAGAAGTTGCGCCGCCCGGCTTTTGTATCAATCAGAGGGCCGTCGTATGCGTCGGCGCCCTTGGCCAGCTCTCGCACCGGAATGGTGCGCTCCGCGCCGGACTTGGTGGTCTCTTGCATGAAGAACGGGCCGCCCTGCTGCTCAGTCTTGGCACGAAGCTGCCGCATGTCGGCGCGGTCGGTGGCTTTCTTCGGAAACTGCCCGTCGGCTTCCATTTCTTCCAGGGCAGATCGCAGTGGGCGTAGTAGATCTTCTACAGCCTTCTTTTGCCGCGTAGATAGATCTGCTATGCGCACAAAATCTTCGGCCTTTGTAAGCCTTCTTTGCACGCCGGTAGCGTCTGCGAATGACCAACCACGTATGATTCCGCGGACTTCTGCCAAAGGTTGATTGGCATCCCCCGCCCTGCCGCTCAACGGCTCCAGCAACCCGTAATAGCGCGGCTCGACCAAACCTTGACCAGTGCCGTCCTCGATTGGATGCGGGTCCCACGCCAGCTCGCCGTCCAGAGCCACGCACGCGTGCAGTCCTCCGCGCGGCGATACGCCCTCTATGGTGCTCCAGCCGGACGGCCTCGAGTGCATGGGGACGCGGCGGTAGCGCAGTCCCTTGGTCGCCAGGAAGTCGTTCAGGTCCCCCTGCCAATCCTCTCCGAACTCCGGCACCGCCTTCAACGGCAGTTCCAGGATTGACGCGATGCACGCGTTGAGGCAGTTGCCGTCGTCGCCGGTGCGGGTCTGCACCACGCGCTTCACGGCAGCACCAATGCAAAGTACCGCCAGCCGAAGTCGACAAGCAAGCCGTCTTTTCTAAGCATTAGTCCGAGTCTGAATGCTGGACGCTTGCGCCAGTAAAATTTCACCAGGTAGGATCGTCCCATTCCGGTATCTCCACAGTTTGATTCTTCAGTTCATGAAAGCAATCGGAAAGAAATTGAATACTGCCGTCGGCGACGAACGAGTGGCAGCGCCGCGCAGGCACGTCCTTGAAAACCAAAAGAGAAGGACTGAACGTGGGCTTGTCCATGTCGCCGTTCCAGGACCAAGAGGGCCTCTCCGTGTAACCGACGTGGAACGGATGGTCGTAACCGCAGCCAGGGCAATGGAACACGAACAACCTTCGTTCGCCTTCGTTGACGTATTCGCATAGTTTAGCCACGCTCGCCCTCCCGCAGGCGCGCGCTCAGCAGCTCAAGGTGCTGCGCCTCCACGAACAGGTTCTGGGCCATGCTCATGCACCTTCCCTCCATAAAGCGACGGTCGGCGGCCTGCGTCGGATCCATGCTCATGTAATGCTCGAACAGCCGCGCGCGCTCTTGCATGCTGAATCGCTCCATGGCGGTGTCAACCTTTCGATCAATGCAGGTAGTACGCGGTCAGCACGTCTTTCGCGGTCAGCTCCTTGTGGATGAGCGTGACTTTGTCGTTGACGAGCGTGTAGTCGACGCCGGTGGTCATGAACAGGCCGTTGAGGAACAGCAGCAGGCTGCCGGCCAGCGGCTGCGCGGGCAGCAGGAACACGGAACCCACGCCCACAAGGTGTATCTGACCGAATGCGGCGGCGATGGCTACGAAAGTGGCGGCCATCAGCGGCCCACTTCCGCGTCGCACGGCAGGGTCATGTCGTGCGTCCTCAGCCACTTCCTGAACACCGGCATCGTGAACGGGGTGACGGCGGCGAACGTCTTGTCGGACAGGTGGTGGCCCAGCATGTAGTCCTCCACCGCGGTCTCCCGCGTATGATAGCCAAGCATCACCTTGTGCTCGTCGAACTGCTTGCCGTCCAGGTCATACTGGTCGACGACGTAGACGTTGTTCGATTCCGGCGACGTGCCGACATAGCAGTCGATTGAATCTCCGTCGCTGCCGTTGATTCCCATGTCAATGAAGCCGTAATCGGCTGGCATGACGGTCCGCCACGACCGGCCGTCCGGCGTGGTCCCGGCGCGGACGTCGCCCTGCCTGCTCTCGATCCGAACCGGCAGCGCATGGTACTCCATGAGCTCCGCGGCGCGGCGGGTGACGCTGGAGGCGCCGTCCTCGTCGGTGGCACGTCCCTTCTTCAGCTCGGTGCGCACGTTTTCGCACAACCGGCCGAGAGTTAGGGCTGAGTCCATGCGTTCCACCTCCGCATACGCCGCGCTGCTTTTCGCGACACTGGTGGAGAGGAACTCAACGCATTCGTCGAAGAACTCACGCTTGGACTTGCCCTCCTTGCCGGTCATATGCCGGCGCAGAAGGCTCTTCAGCGAGTCGCGCACGGTGTAGGAATCGCCCGCCCTATTGCGGTCTGGCGCGTACGCCACCACGGAGCCGTCGTCGAAGCTCACCGGAACGGCCTCCCGGCCATCCAGGTCCTCCACGGCGGGCCCGATGGCCCTCACGGCGAGCATCCGGCCCCCGACGAGCACCGACTCCCCCACGGCGAGCCCGGACGGCAGCGCGTCCATGGCCGGGGCGGCGTCCTGGGCCTTGCCGGCCTTCTCGGCCAGGCCCTTCTTGGGGTCTTCCTTGCCCGGCTCGTCCTGCTTCTCCTTCTCCTTCTCGTTCTCCCCCTTGATGGCCTTGGCCGGCGACGACGCCTCGTTGAGACCGCCGCCCTCCCCGCCGAACAGGCCCTCGCCGAGCTCCCCCTCGGATTGGACGTCGTCGCTGAGCTTTTGTATGTACTCGTCGTCCAATGTGGCGCCGATGCCTGTAACGTCGCTATTACGCTTGACCTCCATGGCAACCCTGCGCGGCGACATGATGCCGCCGTTGAGGTACACGGTGGTGGTGTCGGCGACGCTCTTGGCCAGGTCCGACTTCTCTTGCTCCGACAGCACGCGGATGGAGGGGCAGGCGAGGTCGAGGTCGTCCGGCACCTCGCCCAGCTCGCTCATACAGACCACCGGGTAGAGCTTCTCGAGCTGCGGCAACAGGTAGGTCGACTGGTCGGTGGAGATCTTCTCCTCGTAGATGCGCTCGTCGCCGTCGCCCGCCTGTCCAAGCCCATTGTACGTGCGGCCGAACAAGCGGGTGATGGGTATCTGCGCCGCGCCGGACAGGTCGAGCTGGAAGAGCTGCAGCACGTCGCTCATGCCGCCGAAGCTGTACTGCGTCTGCTCGATGGAGCCGTCCGCCGGCAGCGGGATGAGCGACTGGTTGGACATGAGGTGGTTGAGCGATGACATGCGCTGCTCGAACTTCTGCGTCGCCATCTGCGACGAACCCAGTCCGGAGAGCAGCTGCGCCAGCTCGGGGAACTTCATTCCGATGAGGTTGGCGCGGAACGACAGGTTGAGCAGGTTGAAGTACATGTTGTCGAGCCGCGTGATGGACTCGTACGTCGGCTCCAGCACCGAGATGCCCCAGTAGGACTGGGCCTCCACTTCGGGAGTGGGTACGGTCGGCCCGAGGAACCGAAGCAGCCTAGACGAGTGGACCTGGAACGACGCGCCTCCTGCGACACGGCAGTCGTACATCTCTGGCTTGTTGAAGTCGAGCGGGCGGTTGATGTCCGTGCACACGTCTCCGGAAGGCGAGATCCCGGCCCAGCGGTCGAACGCGATGATTCCCTTGTATGCGCCTATCTTGATGGAGTCGAGGTCCAGCGGCTGGTCGAGCTCGTTCTCCTGGCCGTCGATGACGATGAGGCCGCCGGCGCCGCCGAACAGGCGCCCCCATGTCAGGCCGGTGAGCACGTTGTTCTTGGTATTGGTCTTGCGCAGGGCGCGATCGATGCGCGTGAGGTCCTTGGGCTCCACGTCGCTGGTCATCTTGGGCCACGCCTTGACCATGTCCTGCGCCGGCACCTCCACGATGCGGCGGCTGATCCAGTGGTTGCGGAACAGCGTGATGAGCTGCCAATAATCGAAGCTCAAGCGTACGAGGCTGTACTCACTGCCCTGCCCCAGCGATGGCGTGCCATAGCCAGTGCGCGCCGCGGCGTTGGTGAACACGTCCTGGGCGAACGCGCTGGTGGTGCCGTGGACGCCCAGGAGCTGCTCGAAGGCGTTGGCGTTTTTGCGCTTGCGTGGTTTCGGCATCCGCCAACTTCCTTTCTAGTTCTTCGCTACCGCTTCGCTATGATGGTGCTGCCGCCGCGTTCGTACGGCGCATGGCCGCAATCGGGGCATTTTTGTTCTGCCGGAGTTGCCGATTTCTCTACGATGGAGTCGCCCGGTGACATGCGTACCAGGGCCACTAGCTCCCTCGTATTGGCCGTCTCGCCCCTGTAGAACGAGACGAAATCGTTGGCCTGCGTGATCGTGTCCGCGCAGATCTGTGAATGCTTCTGCCCTAGTTCCAATATGTATGCCTTCATGCTTCCCTCCCCTACACTTCCACGTCGCGTTCTTTAACCACGTCGGAATCGGCCATCCAGATTACCTGCTCCTCACTGTACGGCACGGCCCGGACGTCCCCGCCGTCGCCGCGCACGAACGCCCACAAGAGGCGCTTGTTGGTGTCGATGACGGCGTCCAGGATTTCACGGTCTATCTCTAGACCCTTGTAAACAAGTATTTCGTTGCAACCCAGTTCGACACGTATTCCGCGCGCCATCCGCAGCTCCCAAGTCCCAACAAAGTAAGTCAGCGCCGTACCTGGCGTGAGACGGTCTTGGCGGGTTAGACAGCCACCCATGCAGCGCCAGTGCACAGCGCCAAGCAGTAAAGCTCTCCGCCGCCAGCCAACACCACGCCGATAGCCGGGTCGGTGGCGTCGCTGACGGCTACGACCGTACCCTTGAGCGCGGGAGTGGCGGCAGGAAGTGTCGCCACGGTCAGCACTTCCAGGATAGGCGCGAGGCCGGCAGTCGCGGTCGTGATGGTTACGAGGTTGGTGCTGGACTTGAGCACCAGTGGCTGGTTCAGCGGCGCGTTGTTATCGAGATTGAAGTTTCCGCAGTTGATCATGGTGGGCTCCTAGGCGGCGTCGCGCCCTTCCAGGCCGACGGCGATTTGTTTGAATGCTTGCTTCGTCATACGCTGGATCGCGCCGTTCCAATAGACCCGCGCGGGGAATTGGATGTCGTCGAGCGTCAGGATGGGGATGATGAGACAGCGGCAATTCGGGCACTCGCCAGCGTTGTAATGGCCGAGCGTGGACTTCTCCCCGACGAGCGCCTCTGGGGCAGGGGTCTGGCTCCACGGCACGACAACGCCATGCATGTTGCGGTGCGATTCGCGCACGCGGTCGCCGTCCTTGGACGTCTCCCATTGGTAAAACGACACATTCAACCGTTCGCACCGAGCCTGCGTCAGCGCGGTGCTTGCCTTCGCGGTCTCCGTCCGGCTGATGAGGTGGGTGCGGGAACGAAGCAGTGTGGGGAAGCGCTTCTGTGCCATCTTAGCCACGGTGCCCGGCCTGGCGCCGGATTGCTGCGCCTTGCGAACCTCATCGGTGAGCATTGTCGCGGCCTCCAGCGGCAGCGAGCTGATGAGTTTGGCGTTCTCCCGCACGAGCTGCCGGACCCGCGCACCCGTGGCTCCTTGCATCTCAGCTTCTAACAACTGATAAAGGTGCTGCGCGCGGCTGGACCGCGACGCGGCCTCGCGCCATGTACGCCAGTTGGTCTTCTGCGTCTGGAAGATCATCCGCTTGGCCAGCAACTCACTGGCGTCTTGGATGTCCTTCTCTTGAGAACGCCTGGCCAAATCGGCCAACCAGTCGGTGTATGACTGCTCAGGTTTCTTTTTTGAGGACAATAAAACGCGGCCCGTTATTTCACGGATGCCGCGTTCGTACACCTTCTGCAGGCGCTGCGTGGGACCAAACTCCGTGGCGCCCTTTTTTGGCGGGGTCTTGGGGCCCGGCGGTTTCTTCGCGGCCATAGGTTATAGCCCCTACCACTGGCCTTTGCGCACGCCGTTGATGCCTTTGGACTCGTCCACCTTGGCGCCCGGTTTGGCGCGCAATGCGGCTTCCACGGCTTCTTTTGAAGAAGAAGCCTTGACGACCACCACGCCCTTGTCGGTCCATATGGTCCACTTGGTCAGTCCGGCCATGGAGTCGCCCGCGTCTTTCGCCTTGGACTTCTCCTCCGCCTCGAGCTTCTGGATCTGCTCGTATAGCGCCAAGCGGTGGGCCTTGGTGGCGGGACTCGCGTTCTTCACGGCCTTCACGTACTGCTCGCGCAGCTTCTTGAGCTCCAAACTCTCGTCGCCCACCGGCGCGACGTCGGACGCGCGCACGTTGGACGGGTGGAACTCGCGCTCCCGGCCGCCGGACTCGATCACCACCTGGCCGGACGCGTTGATCCGCGCCACGGTCCCCTTGACGGTGCCGCCAGACTTGCCGATGGGGTTCGCCCACACCTTGTCGCCGGGTTTGAAGGCCGCATCGGCCACCTTGGACGTCGCCTTGAAGCGGCCCTCGGAAAGCAGCTGCTTGATCGACTCCTCGACTCTTTCCGGCTTGAAGCCCTGCTTCAGCGCGGTCGCGCGGTACTTGTCGACCTTGGCCTGCACGGCCGGGTCGGGGTGGTCCTGGGCGTCGCCCACCTCAACAACCTCGCCCGAGTCGAACACCCGGAAGGTCTCGTCCTTCCCCTTCGCAGGAGGCGGCGGAATCTTGAACTCTTTGTTCGGGATGTTTCCCTTGTGCCCAGGGATGGTCACGGTCGTGAGCTTCTCGCCCACCGGTTTGACGTCTTTGGCCTTTTTCGGTCCTGTAAAGCTCGGATTGCGGCTCAACCCTGCGCGTGCATTCATTTCAGCAACGCTGCGTCTGTACTCAGCCTGTGAACCCTTTGTCTCTTCCTTCGCTAGCTTGCTTGCCATCTCACCCCTCCAACACTTGCGCCAGGTCCAGCTCCGGCAGCATCCAGTTTATCACGCCGCCGGGTCGCCAGAAAATGCGCGCGCCGGGCCGCTTGCTCAATTCTACCGCCTCGCGGCACGTAGTGTTGACGACGGTGTCCTTCGTGGCTTCGTTCTTCATGCCCGTCCCGCCCCGGCCGCAATGGCAGCGCAATATGTCTCAGGCAACCAGAGATAAGTAAACTCCGTCTGCTCTTCCAGCAGTGAATCCTTCAACTTGAACAACTTGCCGTGGGCGAGGCGCAGCTTCAGCGTGCCCTCCACCGGGCCGCCCGCGTCCTTCAGCTTGGCCAGCAGCAGCTGGGCGTACTGGTCGGGGCTGGTGCGGCAGGCGTGGAGCATCTGGATGTCTTTGGTGGCCACGGAGACGCTGATGGGCTTGGGTCCGGCGAGCGCCGCTTGCCCGGCTTCTTCGATGTTCATCGCACCCTCCTTGCAGGGCGTAAAAAGAGGCGCGCCGCGAACCTGTCTGCGGCGCGCCCTGGCAAAGCTCTTAGGCAACCTGAGTGAAGGTTCCGCCGACCACGTCATCCGTCAGTCCGACCTCGGTCACGGTGCCGGTCACGGTGGCGACGACGCCATCAAGGTTCGTGTAGGACCAGGTCACGGTGACGGCCTCGCTGCCGCCCGTGGGCTGCGCGTCGGCGGGGATGTCGGCGACGAAGGTGGCGCCGGTGGGGTCGCCGGCGAGGTCGAGCGCGACCGGGAAGTTGGCCGGGTCGGACGACTCGACCGCGGCCTTGGCGCCGTCGAGGGTGAACGCCTCGCCGCTGAATGTTGGGCTTACCTGAAACTTGGGCGCGTTGCCTGGTGAAATGGGTACCATTGGGTCTCCTAGGCGAAAGATCATTCCGCCTGTCACTTTGTACTTCGTCCTGGTGTGCAAGAGATGGACCACCTGTTTCAGCAGGTAGTTGAGCTCATGCAGTTCTCGTACAAGTTCTTGTAGAAGCATTGACGCCTCCGACGTGCTTAGAACGGGCACGAGTGCGTTACTAGACAAGCCACGTTCACGCCCGTATTGCCGTAGGTGTAGACTTTCTTGTACCATGGTTGCGGTTTTGTCAGCGCGTCCGCCTCCTTGCGCACATCGGAGGCTATGCCGCTTATTTGAACGGACGTATCGGCAGACGATTTCAAGAACCTGGTGACATCGGTCGAGGACAGCAATGAATTGAAGCTTGTGATGGACGCATGCGTGTCGGCGTAGAGCTGGGCCTCCTGCGCGTCCAGGCTCGCGAGGTTCCTGTCCTCGTGGTTCGCGGCCACCTCTATCCGGCCGAACGTGCCGCGCACCGTGGCGAGCGTGCGGTTGAGGTCGGCCAGCGTGCCGCAGGGCTTCACCGCCGCGCGCGGCGTAGAGCTTGCGTCGTGGATGATTGCGACCGGGGTGGCTTCCACCGTGTATGGCACCTGAGCCGCGGCGCACGGCCTGTTCACCGCGTCCAGCGTGGCCGCGGCCCCGTCCAGCACGCCGCCGACCTTGTCGGTGACCTTGAGCGACGCGGTGGCTTGTTTTCCCACCGCGTTCGTCGTGGCTTGCAGCGTCTTCAAAGTGGCCGTAAGCTGCGGACCCACGCCAGTGAAAGAATCCAGCACGGCGCCCGCCTTGTTCTGCGTGGCCGTCAGCTTGGCGTTGGCTTCCAGTATGCCGTCCGCCGCGTCGCGCTCGATGTGGTGGACGTCCATGGCCACGGACAGGAGAAGGAAGCAGAGGCACGCCAGCGCCCCCGCCTTGAACTTCTCGTACGTCGTCATGAGGCCTTCTTGAACAAAGCAGCGATGAACAATGCTGGAACAGCCACTGGCAAGATGAGTGTTACGCCCACCTTTGCGGGTCCAGGCGCGCAGTCGCTGCCAGCAGCTTCGCGGTAATAATCAGCCACATTCGTGGCTACATGCTTGAATGGGTTGACCATATCCGGCCTCCTAAGCACCAGCAGGCGTGGTCGAGGCCGCCGCGATGCCGGCGACGGCGGCGCTGACGGCGGCGCCGATAACTCCGACCTCGGTGACGGCCTTGGTGACGGCGGCTACGGACTGCGCGCTCTTCACATGGCCGTCGGTGAGCAAGGCCTGCAGGTTCTCGGCGACCGCGGCGAAGATGCTCGCGGCGGTGGGAGTGGGGCCGAAGTCCGTGACCAGCGCGCTCGCGGCCTTGAGGTCGGCCTGCGCCTCGTCGACGACCTTGGCCACGACCTGCGCGGCGGCCTCGTCTCCGACGGCGTCCAGGGCGAGCGTCAATACTGGCTCCACGTAAGCAAGGCCAGCGTCGATTACCTGCTCGATCTTCGGCGCCGCGCCTACGAATGCCGCCAATTCCTTCTCCAGCCACGCCACTGTTGAGTGCGCGGCCTTGTCGATGCCTGTGAATATTGATTTGAAGCTCATGGTGTTTTCTCCTTGCTACTTGGTTAGATTTTGGTAAGCTCTGCCTTGCGGCTGCTTTGCGGGGGCATCATCCGTAGCCGCCACGGTGGACGTCTGCACTGATGTTTGTGTGAGCTGCGTGTTCGGAGGAAGGCTTGCGGCGTCTGGCGGATCGTGATGACTGAGGTCTTTGCCGGTAAGGAGCACAGAACCCACGGCGGCCAATGTTTGCACAAAGCCCGTGGCGGACACCAAGGCGGCGATGCGCAGGCTGGGGTCCATGCGCGACGCCGCGAAGAGATACACTGTCAAGAAGAATCCGAACAGCACCACGATCAATCCGGCCTTCATTTGCCAGCTGAACTGTCGCATCTTTGAAGGTTCTCCTTTCGAATCTTCCACCATGCCCGTATTCCAGCACTGTGGCGCTCCCGCGCCGCGGGATCTGCGTACCTGGTCTGCTGCGTTTTGGCCATCTTGGCCTTCGTCTCGGCGGAATGGACCTTGCCAATCAACGCATTGGCAATGCGCGCCCGCACGGCTGTCGATAGTGGTTTCCTATTTTGAAGGGAGGCGACGATTACGGCGCGCCTACTTGGGTCGTCCCACTGGGCCTTAGCCGCCTCGGCAATCTTTCTACGCGCCGCTTTGGCATGCTTCCATCCAACACTGGACTTCAGCCTTGCATGCTCCTTGGGATCCGCGTGTCTAGCATGTGTAAGCTCTGTGGTGCGTAAAATTCTGGCGCGCCCGGCCTCACTTTGATAGTAGGCCAACATTTGCATGGACCGTAGCGCGAGGGTTTTCTTGGAGAACCGCTGCCCGCGCACGCCGTCGCCGCCTTCGGTCATGTTGTAACCGTTAGGCATCAGCGTGTCAAACTTGTCGATGTAGTATTCTTCCCAACGGTTCAAATCACCTATGGAACAGCGGCGCACAATGGTCAAGGCGAACTGGCCGGGATACTTCTTAATAGCGCGGTGAATGGCGCATGCGCTGCCAGCTTTGGCTGCTCCACAATGCTGCTTCCATCTGGTTTTCCAACAGACCGCTTGCCCTACGTATTCGCGCATGGTAACAAGGCAAGTCAGCACGTAGATGTAGCCGTGCGTATGTTCTTTCTTCATCGTGATCTCCCACGCTCCGTAGTTACTCAAAGGAAACTAGTCGGAGATGACTAGCTTGTCGGGCGGCCACCCTATCCTTTGAAGTCCTATATCACCTCGAACCGCGCCTCCGCGCTGTTTTGATGCCCGGGATCAGCGCCCTGGTAGACGTAGACCCAGAGCCTGTACACGCCTGGAAGTAATCCCGTGGTATCCACAAAGCAAGAATCGGAGGCGTTAGTTCTAACCACCCTACCACCATTGCCATTGAAGTAGAAGACGCGCGGCGTGAACCACCCCCGCTTCGGCGACGACGCCACGGCGTTGACGTTCTGTCCGGCCTCCACGACGCGGGGCCAGACGGCTAGGCTGCATTCAATCTGTTTGCACACAAGGACCGCCTCCAATGCGACAAGAACCGCATTCTATACGCCAGTAATCCGCCACGGCGGCAGCTTGCTGTGCACCCCGTACCGCAGCGAGTCGCAGTCGTCGTCCTCGATCTTGAGCGGCTGCTCCACTCCGCGCTTGGCGGCCTTGTCGTCCCACGAGTAGTTGGGCACGCGCTTGGCCAGCTCGGGGCAGCCGCGCTTGCTTATGCGCAGCTTGCGGCGGGCGAACATGGTGGAAACCGTGTGGATGCCTTCTTTGACGGAGTTGTCGGCGTCCGTAACCCAGAAGCCACGCTGGATGAACTCATTCTTCAGAGACAGCGCTTCGGGTGGCACAATGATTTGGTGCTTCTCCGCTCCGAATGCTACGAGGTCGTCGGCGTATTGGCCGTCTGTCTTTTGTCGCATCTCGGCGCGGCTATCCCAGCGCTGCTCGCGGGTCACCCACACCGTGTCGCCGTCGTCGTAGTACTCGAGGTGCGATTGCACGTGGTCTACGCCAGCGTCCACGCTGAACCAGTGATCAATATGACCGCCCTGCGCCCTTAGTCCAATCGGCTCCGGGTCCAGCAGTATATCTACGCCGTCCACCTTCACGATACCGTCGAACAGGTTGTCCGCCTCGCTGAACGAATCGCGATAGATACTGCCCTCGGCTACCACCCATTGCGCAAGGATGTACCGCTTGTAGTACACTCCGGTCTGCGAGGCGACGATGGCGCGCTTGGCGTCCTCGTCGATGTTGGGGTTGTCGGCCAGGCCGAAGTTCATGACCTCGAGCGACGCAGGGTCGAACTTGTCGATCACCTCGGCCTTGAGGTAGCAGTAGGGGTTGCCCGTGTTGGTGGACCCGTACCACCGCGCCCCGGCGGGGGACATGCGGAGGAAGTTCTGGGCGAGGAAGCTCTTGGGGTACTCGACGACCTCGTCGCCGACGGTCAGGCCGACGGTCATGCCGAGGATCTGCCGGTAGGACGCCTCGTCCTTCGCGCCCAGGCAGAACCATTGCTTGCCGAACAGCCAAAGCTCGCCGGTCTGGCCGTTGTAGCTGTAGTTCGACTGGCCCACGACGTTGAACAGGTCGATGAGCACGTTGCGGTAGAGCGTCTGCTTCGTGGCCCCGGTCATCAGCCGCTTCGCGTTGGGCGGCAGCGGGTAGCGGGAAAGTTGCACGATGGTCTTGGCGTCCAGGGTGAACGTCTTGGCGGAGCGCACGGACCCGACGATGACGGTGTAGCGCTTGTCCCGCGCCGGGTCGCGCATGATGAAATCATGGCTTTTGCGCCCGAACGGCTTCATTATCATTTCCGCGGACTGGGGCCGCTCTAAAACGCTCATTCGCGGCCCCCAGACCGCCCGTGCGGGGCTTTCGGGTCCACGGGCTTGGAAACGGCCGCTCGGCGCTCGAAATAGAACACGACGCCGCCGCCCCGCCATCCCGGCCACCGCAAGCTGCCGCGCCATGTCTCCAGGTCCATGGACCCCTTTGACTTGTTGCACGCGACGCACGCCGCGACGATGTTGTCGAAGTCGTGGGCCTCCGGGTTGACGCAGCCGTTGCGGCCGCCGAACGACCACCTGACGCCCTTGAAGCGGACGAGCGGGACGACGTGGTCGCGGTGCCAGAGGCGGCCGAGGACGGCGCCGCAATACGCGCAGCGGCCGCCCGTCTTGGCCAGCACGGCCTTGCGGCCAATGGGCCTACGGAGGCTACTTGCCATCGGCCGGCCCCGCCTTCAGCGCCGCGAACAGGCCCTCGAGCTGCTCGTTCGGCTTGTCGCTCGACAGGTCGGGAACGCGTCCGTGCTTGCGCGGCCTGAGGTGGCCGAGCGTCCACTGCATCGTGGCGACGGCCAGCTTGCTGCGCTCGACGTTGTCCACGTACTTTGTCTCCACCACGTCGACGACGTCGCCGTCCTTGGTGAGGACCTGCTTCTCGGTGCGGATCTCACCGATGTTAGCGGCAAGCGAGATTGCTTGAATGTCTTCTTCGTACAGTGAAACCACGGCCTGTTTTCCGCGTGCGTAGGTGAGCGAGAACGGATGTGTCTCATCGCTGAGCCACCTCAACATTTGCACCAAAGGTGGCATGCCGTGCATTTTAGAAATCTCTCGCATGCCGTTGCCAGTGGCTATCAAGGTGTATAAGGCGTCTTCCAACTCACTTGTCCAGCCGCTGTAAGTTGGAAGTGGTGGCACCTCGGTTCGACCGGCTTCTTTATGCTGCACCACAATATCACGCACCATTGCATCGGCGGATGCCTTGGTAGCTTTGTTGATGACTTTCTTTTGTGCGCGAGTGGGCCCACCGTCTTTTTTGGCTGGTTTCTTCGCCGCCGGCTTCTTGGAAGCAGGCGCATTAGTCGCCTTCTTCTTCGTGGCCATGCGGTTGGGTCTCCTTGTGGATTGCTGCTTGAATGGGTAAAGGCGCCGCGGACTTGAAGGGAGTCGCTGCGGCGCCCGTGACTGTTCGCGTTTCGCTCCACAAAGGATTGGGTGTAATGGAAGCCCGCTCGTCGTCACGTACGAATTCAAAATTGGTCGGTGATGAAGGATTCGAACCTCCGACCCTCGCGTCCCAAACGCGATGCGCTACCAGACTGCGCCAATCACCGATTCATGTAAGGGCAGCGCGCTGGTCGTTTCCAGCGCCGTGATCAGCGTGGTGTGCACATACCTGCTGCCCAAACGTCAATACTGATGCGGCTGGACCGTTCCACTGAAGCTCGGTCACGTGCATCCCGCATAGTTCCAGGGAGCCGTCGGGCTGCCCTGGTTCTCAGCCCCGCATGATTCCAGGCGGGGCAATGCCAAATTTTAGGGCGCTTGCAGATGTCGCCTCAAAGAACGACTGCTGCAGCAAGCGATATGGTATCTAGGACACCACTCTACAGGTTGTGACACCGGAGCGGACCAGCCAACGACTCTCGCGTCCGCGAGCGCCCTGTCGTTATTATACCGCCTCGAGGTGGCGGGCGAGGAACAATCCGTCGATCCCGACCAGCCTGTAGAACGTAAGGCCGTTGCGGCGCTCCGTGCCGGCGACGATGTGCGTCGGCCTGGCGTCGTTGCCGGAGTCGGCGGAGAACCTCACGCGCGTCCCGGCCCTCACCGCTGCGGCGCCTTGCCCCAAGTGCGGAAACCTTGGAGCGCCCTGCCGTTCATGTCGTGGCAGGCGACCGGCTCCCACAACCTGGACTCGGAGGCCGGCGTTATGGCGCTGACGAAGCCGACGGCGGTGTCCGGGCCGCCCACGAACCTGTGGGTTTCGGCCTTCGACACTGCCTCGGCGGCCTCCGTCTTCTTCATGTGCCGGTGGGCCTTGCAGGACGGCCAAACGCCGTAATGCTCCAGGCGCCCGGCCTCTTCTGGGGATAGTACGCAAATGTTCAAGTGGGAAAACTCCGGCGTGCCCCTGACCGTTCGATCCGGTTCCACCACCGGAGGGTTTCAAGCGGACCTGGCCGGTCAGAGCTTAGGTCCGTCGCGCTGTGAATCTTCTTTGCGGTCTTACAACCCGTGAACGTATACTTTCGCAATCATACCGCGGCCGGGAGGTTTCCGCGCGCCTTGTGGAGGAAAATTCCCGCCGCGGAGCGGTTTTCGGTCCAAGCTATTGAAAACAAAGGAATAACTAACCTAAGTACAGTAATCTAGCAGGCATATAGTTGCGCTAAGTCCTTTGTTCGCAACATTTACTTGACTACTGTTAGTTATTTATGAAATTATTTTATAAATGTATTTAATATATGCTGTAATATATATTGAGTAATTAATAGGTAATAGATATGAGTTTGGCCGTTTTTCGATGAGTAATAGTAGTCGGTTTGTTTTCAACGACCTGAAAAACTCGTAGACTGCAAGTCGTTGATTCCATTGGAAACAGGCTAGTTCCTTATTTTTCAACGACTTAGGCTTTTCACGCTCTTCGGGGCGTTTCGGAGGCCTCATTGCGATATGATTATCTCCTATCGCTATATGTTTTGGAGGTTTCATTTGGGACGCTTCATGCGCGCCTTTACGCTCGATTCCGCGACCTCGGCCGCCTTGGACGCCATCGTCGACGCTGGCCTTGGATACCCCGGGCTGGGAGTTTTGTTCCCGCCGTCCATAGATAGCGCGCGCGAGGACCCCGCGCCCGACCGCGACGACAAGGGCCTCTCCAAGGCCGACTACGCGGCGCTCTACACCTTCGCCGGCCTTCCGGCCAAGACGCCGGGGCCGCGGCGCATCGGAAGCCACGCCCTGCCGCCGGAGCCGGCGTGGCGCCTGCTGACCAGGGCGCTGGAGCGCCTCGACATGGACGCCGCCAACGCCGCGCTGGCGGAGGCGCGGCGCTTGTCGTCGAACAACCTCGGCGGCCCGAGGCTGGGGAGGCCGCCGAAGGACGCGCACCCGCCCCCGTCCAGGGGCCCGATGCCGCCGAACGCGAGCCGCGTCGCCGACGCGCTCATCAACATGGGGCTTGCAGAGCTGCGGAAGAGGATCGAACTTGAAGGCACCAAGGACGGCGCGGGACGGAATGATGGAGAGGGCCCGGGCGAGCGGGCTGGACGCGAAGGCGGTGAAAAAGCTGCGGCTGGAGCCGTTCGAGGAGGGCCACGGGCTCGGGGTGTCGCCCGACTGGGCGGGGTTCAAGATCCCGTACTTCGCCGCGGACGGCGGCTCCGACCCTGACGGCTTCTTCCGCTTCCGCTACCTGCAGGACCGCCCGAGCAGGGGCTGGGGGTCCATGGCCGCGCCGGACAAGCCGAGGCGCTACGGCCAGCCGGCCGGGACGCCGTGCGGCGCGTACCTGCCGCCGACGCTCCGGGACGGCGCGTCGTGGGCCGCGATCCAGGCCGACCCCGGCTGGCCGGTGGTGCTGACCGAGGGCGAGCTGAAGGCGGCCAAGGGCTGCGCGGAGGGCTTCCCCACGGTCGGGCTCGGCGGCGTCTACAACTGGCGCAGCGCGCGCGAGCTGCAAGAGCTGATACCGGCGCTCGAGGCGTTCAGGTGGGAGGGGCGCCCGGCGTACGTCTGCTTCGACTCCGACCTGGCGGACAACCCCATGGTGCGGCTCGCGGCCGGCCAGCTGGCCTCCACCCTCGCCCGTCGCGGCGCCGCCGTGAGGTGGGTCCGGCTCGAGCCCGCCCCGGACGGGTCGAAGCGCGGGCTCGACGACTTCCTCGTCCAAGAGGGGCCGGAGGCGTTCGGCGCGCTCGTCGCCCAGGCCGAGGAGCTGGGGCCCGGGGTGGACATGCACCGGATGAACTCCGAGGCGGCCATGGTCAGGGCCACGGGCGAGGTGGTGGAGCTGGCCAGCGGGCACGTGTTCTCCGCCTCCGCGTTCGCCGACGTCCTGTACAAGCCGAGGTCGTTCATGGCCGCGGACGAGGACAGGCCGGGGCGCATGGTCCGCAGGTTCACCGCCAAGGAGTGGCTCGCTTGGCCGCTGCGGACCGAGGTGCCGAGGCTGGAGTACGACCCCGGCGCGGCCGGATTCTTCACGGCCGACGGGGCGTACAACACCTGGGCGCCGCTCGGGTGGGGCTGCGCGCCGCGGGAGGGCGACGTCGGCCCGTGGGAGCGGTTGTTCGGGCACGTGACGGGCGGGGCGACCGAGGAGGAGCGCCTGTGGCTGCGGCGCTGGCTGGCCTGGCCGGTGCGGAACCCCGGGGCGAAGCTGGCGACGGCCGTGCTGCTGTGGGGCCGGCAGCAGGGCACCGGCAAGACGTTCCTCGGCGAGACCATGGCGTACGTCTACGGCAAGAACTACGGCACGGTGAACGCGGACCAGCTGGGCTCGTCGTTCACCGAATGGGCGGAGTGCAAGCAGTTCATCGTGGCCGACGAGCTCGCGGTCGGCTCCAAGCGGGAGCTGGCCGACGCCATCAAGGACCTGGTCACGCGGACGACGCTCAGGATGAACATCAAGAACCGCAAGACGTTCCAGGTGAGGGACCGCATCAACTATTGGATGACCTCCAACCACGAGGACGCGGTCTACCTCGAGGCCCACGACCGCCGCGTGTTCGTGCACCACGTGGACGTCGACCCCATGCCGCGCGCCGCGTACAAGGAGTGCGACGACTGGCTGAGGCGAGGCGGCGGCGGGCCCGCGCTGTTCTGGCACCTCCTCCGCGGGTTCGACATGGGCGACTTCGACCCGCAGGGCCCGGCGCCGCGCACGTCGGCGCGCGCCGAGATGGCCGCCGCGGGACGGGGCGACGTCGAAGACTGGGCGGTGCAGCTCCGCGCCGACCCTGACTCGCTGCTGCCGCCCGACAGGCAGCCGTGGGAGCTCTGGCGCACACAGGACCTGCTCCGCGCCTACGACCCCGACGGCAGGGACAAGGTGCGCTCGGTCGGCCTGGCGCGCGCCCTCGGCGCCGCCGGCGTGGCGAAGGCGGACCGGGGCAGGAACAACGCCGTCGTCGGCGGGGTGAGGACCGCGCTGTGGGCGGTGCGGAACCCGGCGCGGTGGGCTTCCGCGTCGTCCGCCGAGGCCGCCCGGGGGTACGAGGCGGAGCGCCGGGCCGCCTCGGCGCCCAAGCGGAGGTTCGAGCAGGGGGCCAGGCCGCAGTAGGGCCCGGCGGGCGGTTCGGGCCCGGCGGCGTATGATTGGGGAGGGCGGCGCTCGGCGTCATCGGTTCAAAATGCGGCGGAAAGGCGGGAGGCGTGGACGACGCGGAGATTGTGGCACTGATGCCCTTGGTTCAAGGCGTCGCTTGGCGGCTGTGGCGGCGCATCGGCGGCAAGGCCGACCTCGAGGAGCTCGTTTCGGAGGGTTACGTTGGTCTGGTGAAGGCCGTGCAGACTTACAAGGGCGACCGAGGGGCCAAGATGGAGACGTGGGCGGCGCTGCGCTGCCGCGGGGCCATGATCGATTGGCTGCGCGCGCGGGACGCCGTGTCGCGCAATGAGCGCAAGAAGATCGGGTCCGCGCAAGTGGTCTGCCAATTCGACGACGAGGCCGAGACTGAATTCGAGTGGGGCGGCAAGATGTCCGACGTGCCGTCGCGTTTCGCTTCGCCCCATGAGATGTTGGAGCGGGCGGAGACGAGGGAGTTGCTCGGCGCGTACGATACCAGGCGAGAGAGGCACCGCGAGGTGATGCGGCTGTACTTCATCGAGGAGCTGCCCATGAGGGAGGTCGCGGCGCGCGTGGGGTGCACGGAGTCGCGCGTGTCGCAAGTGGTGACGGCGGAGTTGGCCAAGCTGCGGCGTTGGATGCGGTCTGGCACGATCGGAACCGCGCGGAAGATGAGCAATGGAGGGTTGTGATGGAGCAGCGCAAGGGCGAGCTAGTGGTGGGGTGGCGCAACGGACAGGTGTATCTGACCAATATAGAGGAATCCACGTGCCTATTCACTCCGGACGACGCGGAGCGGCTGGCCAAGTTGTTGACGGAGAGCGCCGAGAAGGCGAGGAGGGTGCAATGAGATACGCACCGAGGCGCGACGGCGGGAGGAAGCGCGCCAATGCGCGGCACTTGGCGGCCTGCGGGATGGCGCGGGCGACCGGGGCCGCCTACACGTGGTTGTGGTGTGACGGCGGTATTACGCGCATGGTATCGGAGGCGGCATGAGGATCGAGGCGAGGGCGTTCGTGGTCGAGCGGATGTGGGACAGGGAATACGACTCTACGCTGAATCTGTGCAGCTACAGGCTGAGCGTGGTCCACGACCTGGACCCCGTCGCGGCGGCGATGAGCGGCGACGTGCCGTTGCGCGTCGTGTCCGGGTCGGCGGCGGACAAGGCGCTGCATGCCGCGCTGATGGCACGCGCGGAGGTGCGGGTTACGCTGGACGTGCCGGAGGACGGAGAGGCGGTCGTCTATGGACCTGACGAGGGCTCTGGCAGAGCTTAGGAGGACACGATGAGCCTGTACAGCGAAGTGTTGGATGTCTTGGAACGACTGCCGGAGTCGGCATGGACGCACCCGCTCTACCATGCCTTCTCTTACGCCGCCGTTGGCGAGGTGGCCGTCACGCTTTACCGCAACGGTTGGCTGAACATCGACGGCATCATGCTCGGCGCATGGCCGTTCAAGCGCAGGGGCGCGGGCCTGTTCAAGCGCGTCCGGGACGTAAGCAGGTTTCCCATCGAGGGAAGCAAGACGCTGGCCGCGTTCAGGGCGGCTGCGGAGAAGATGTCGAAAGAAGAGGAGAAGTCATGATCTGGTTCACGGCGGACGAGCACTACGGGCACGAGAACGCGAGGACGGGCTGGCCGGACAGGGTCACGGGAACGCCATCGGCAACGCCGCGACCGTTCGGCAGCCAAAAGGATATGATCGACGGGCTGATCGCGGCCCACAACGCCGTCGTCAAGGACGGAGACGACGTATGGCACATCGGCGACATGTTTTGGCGCACGCTGACCACGCGGCAGTGTATCGACATCGTGAAGCGGCTGAACGGGCGGCACTGGTACGTGCGCGGCAACCACGAGGAGGCCATGGAGCCGGAGTACGGGGTGCGCCAGCTGTTCGGCGCGGTGTACGAGCGCAAGGAGCTGCGCTTTGCCAGTTCCGAGCTCATGGCCTGGAAGGCTGGCGAGCCGCGCCCCAAGAAGGCCGAGCAGCTCGTCGTGCTGGACCACTACGCCGGGAGGGTGTGGAACGGGTGCCACCGGGGCAGCTGGCAGCTGTTCGGCCACAGCCACGGCGTGCTGTCCAACGTCGGCCTGAGGCAGATGGACGTCGGGGTGGACGCGAACGGCTTCGCCCCGGTGTCGCTGGAGAAGGTCGCGGAGTTCATGCGAGTGCGCCCCGCTACCCCAGGCTACGCGGTGTGGGGACGGCCCTTTCGTGCCAACAACCCGGACGGCGCGTTATGAGGGCGGATCTTTCGGAGCTGGTCAAGCAGGTGGAGGCGGATACCCACAGCCATGTGGTGGTGTTCTTGAGCGACGCCGGAATTCACTGGCGCGGCGAGTCGAAGGAGGCCTGCCAATGCATGGCCGACGTCATCGGCGGCTGCAAGGTCATGACCCGCGAGGAGTTCGCCGCGGAGCTTGAGGGGATCGCATGAGCCAAATGCTTGATCCGCTGTATTTGAACGCCTGCGAGGAGCTCGAGGCGCAGGCGCAGAGGATGAACGCGCTGAACGCCGCGCTGACGTACTTTTGCCCGTCGCCGGAAGACCCCATAAGGGAGCGCGTTCTGCGGGAGTTTGAGAACGCCAGCTTCCTCTGCATGGTGATGGACGGCACGAAGCGGTGCATGGAGGGCGGCAAATGAACCGCAGGAACTTGTTCAAGAACGTCGCCTTGCTGGCCGGAGCGTCCGTCGTCGCGCCAGAATTGCTGGCCGACGCGCTGCCACGTGAGTACAGCGCGTCAATTCCACTTGAAGCAATCTTGAGCGTGAATGTATATCCAATACTTTGGCCAACGTACGAGGAGATATTGGCGCAGTTAGCGCGAGAATACCGCAATATGTTCGTCGACGCTGACCTCTCGTATGATACGGCTAATTATCAAATACTGTGCGTGATCGCTGATCACGCCTTCGCGCATCAAGAGATGATGCGTAGGATGCTGGCGTCACGCACGCCTGTGGCCTACGAGCTGAAATCAGCCAAGGGTATAATTTAGCTACGCGCTGAAGGGGCGCGCAAACTATGGCAATGAGGGCGGAGTTCGAGGAAGACGGATTCAGCATCAAGATAACGGCGGACACGGAGGAAGAGTCCTTGCTGCTCGAAAATTTCAACAAGGCCGCCAGCGAGCTGGGCGTCGCAGTTCCCTGCGCCGGGTTCAGCACTGGTTCTGGCCACGTCTTGTTGGAGATAGACTCTTCCAAGAAAAGGGCCGACGCCCTTATCAGAAAGTGGAGGTCGCGGTGAGCAAACTGACTTACAGCGTCCTCCGCTCCGGACCCGAGGACAACACGGAGTTGAGAGTCGTCGAGAGCGGCGTGGCCATGCGCAGCGCCAAGGAGTGCCAGCAAGCGGCTGACGAGAAAGACGGCAGTTGGGCGGCGCAATACTATTTCGCCATATTGGAGGAAGCGTGATGCTTAGACGCATGCTGTTCGCCCTGTACCTCGTGCCGTTCTCGGTGGCGGTCTATCTGCTGTGGTTCGGCCCCGTGATGTTCGTGGCCGCGCCCGTGTTGTGGCTGCTGCGCGGCGGAGAGTTCATGAAGCTAGAATTGATTTGGCCGGACTGGCTGGACCGGATCAGCCCGTTTCGGCTCTTGGAAGGAGCTTGAGATGTACGACGAAGCCGT